CAAGGAACTTATTTATATAGGAAGTCAATATCCTATTTGTTCTGTTATGAGAACGAGAAAATTTATAAAAAGAGGGTGGAAAATTAATGCCGGGCAGTATTTGAAGATGTTATTTCAGGTAAGTGAACTGAATCTTAAAGATATAAATGTTCTTAAAGAACAGCTAATTGGTGTAGATACTACTTATTTCATGATGTTAATAAATGCATTAGAAAAGAAGATAGAAGATGATAATGCTTTTGAAATTGACACTGAATATATTTGTAGTATTATAGATAAGATTTTTTAAGTTGATTTCGGGCCGTGATTGTAGGATTATCTTGTCATAAAGATATTCCCCTACAATGTTTATTTGCCCGATATTTCAGGAAATTAAGCGGGTCGGAGTTCGAGATTTATCAATAGTTACCGACTTAACTATTCTCGGACAAACCTAACCCGTTATAAATTTATGGAGGAATATAAAATGAATTACAGAGAGCATTTTAATATTAGAAAGGTTTCGCAGAGTGAGCCTATACCGGGAAAGGAAATGGTTCGTAATAATGCTGGGGGTTATACTTTCAAAGTGGATGTTTGGAAGAAATTACATCGCTTCCTGATTCTCGGTTCGGAGGGAGGTACTTATTATGTTTCTGAAAAGAAACTGACTGTAGATAGTGCAAAGACAGCTTTGTCTTGTATAGAAGAAGACTGGCTGAGAGTAATAGATATGGTACTGGATATTAGTGAATCAGGAAAGGCTCCAAAGAATGATCCGGCTCTTTTTGTCCTGGCTATGTGTTCGTCTGCTGCAGATGAAAAGGTAAGAAAGAAGGCTTTGGAAGTTCTTCCTAGGGTAGCTAGGATTGGTACTCATCTTTTCCACTTTGCAGAATATGTCGAAGGCTTCCGGGGATGGGGAAGATCCCTTAGACGAGCAGTTGCAAATTGGTACTTGGATAAATCTGTAGATGACTTATCTTATCAGCTTATAAAGTATCAAAGCAGAGACGGCTGGAGCCATAAAGATTTACTGCGTCTTTCACATCCAAAGACAAAGGAAGAAGAAAAGAACAATGTTTTCCGTTGGGTGACGAAAGGAGATGTTTCTCTGACTGAGTTGCCACTGCTTACATACGCTCACGAAAAGGCAAAGAAAGCAACTACTTCAGAAGAGATTATTTCTTTGATTGAGAAATATAGTCTCCCTTGGGAAGCTATACCTACTCAATGGTTGAAGAATGCTGACGTGTGGATATCTTTGTTACCCAAACTTCCTCTTACTGCAACAATAAGAAATCTAGGAAGAATGTCTTCCTTAGGGATTTTAAATCCTTTAATGGCAGGTGAGGAACTTGTTATAAAAAAGCTTAACAAGGAATACATCCATAAGTCCAGGTTGCATCCTTTGTCAATATTGATAGCCTTGAAGACGTATAAAAGGGGTCATGGTTTGAAAGGTAATTTGACATGGACACCTAATGGCAGAATAGTGGATGCTTTGGATGAAGCTTTTTATTTAGCATTTGATAATGTAGAGGCTTCTGGAAAAAGGATTATGTTTGCTCTTGATGTATCAGGATCAATGAGTTGGGGTACTATTGCTGGTTTACCTATTACTCCGAAAGAAGCATCAGCTGCAATGGCTCTTATATCTGCAAAGGTCGAACCAAATTATATGACGTTTGCCTTTAGTAATGAGTTTGTACCTGTAGATATTTCACCTCGACAAAGGCTTGATGATGTGATAAGGAAAATGAAAGAGATAGGTTTTGGTGGCACGGATTGTGCTCTTCCTATGATATATGCATTAAAGAATGAGATACCTGTGGATGTATTTGTAGTCTATACTGATAATGAAACATGGGTTGGAGAAACGCATCCTGTCCAAGCTTTAAATGAGTATAGACAGAAGATGAATATTCCTGCAAAGTTAATAGTTGTAGGGATGATGGCAACGGATTTTAGTATAGCAGATCCAGACGATGGGGGGATGCTTGATGTAGTGGGTTTTGATATAGCAACCCCGCAAATAATGCATGATTTTATTCTACAATAAGATTAGAGGGCAGAATATTATGACCATAGAAGAAGCTGAAAGATATCTTGGAATAAAAATATTGGATAGGTTTAGAAATAATAATTTCTCTTTTGAACAAGCCAAAAAACTTTTAGATAATATAAAAAAAGATGTTCAGAAAATATTCAGAGAGAAAGCGAAAAAATTACATCCTGATATTTGTGGTAAACCTCATGAGGAAATGTCTCTTTTGATAGAAGCAAGGGATTGTTTATTGAGATTATGTATAGAAAGAAAAAATGTGACTGTACGTCCACCAATTGTTCGGATATGTGTGCATAAAACTCCTTTGAGGGGGTTTTTTGGTAATGCACGTCCACCAATTGTTCAGATATGTATACACAAGACTCCTCTGAGAGATTTTTTTGATACTGCTACTAGCGATTACTATTATGTATAATGAGATAAAAGTTGAGGGTGAAGAAAGTGAAGAATAAAGATGTAAGCTTTTTTCTTATGCCTGCAGGAAAAATGATATCAGAAGATCGATCGACGCCTAGTTTTGTGTTACTGTATAACAAGAGATTAAGAAAAAACTATCAGAAAGGAGAAGAAGAATGAAAAAATACAATATTAATTATAGTACAGTACCAGAATACATGCAACCTGGTCTTAAGCGTTATATTGAAAATGGAATAAGGCCCGGCGATTTTCTTTATGCTGTATTATGCAATGATCTTGTTGCAGCATATTTAAATGCTGATGACACAAATAGAAAGTATTTAGGTAATTATGCATGGTGGCTCATACAAGAGTGCCCCATTGGTGCGTGGGGAGACAAAGATACGGTTGAGAAATGGATGGCTGATGGCGGTTTAGAAGGAATTGAAAAGGGAATTAAAGGAGATCTTTAATATATTTGTAAAATAATTAAGGCCTGGCTCCGTTGGAGAAGGGCCTTGAACGTCTGTAGATGGGGGCTTTAGTTGGATGAGCAGCCGACCGCTCTCGAGGTCGGCACTATTTTTATGTATAGTAATAGCAAATAAAATAGGAAAATATATGAAAGAAAGAGATCAGGCAATAATGGAAAAGGTTCGTGCAAAGCAGATACGTTTGAAGGATGGAGTTTATGTAATTACTAGTTGTCGAGGGTGTGTGTTTCGTGAGAGCAAGCCAGGATTGGGATATACTTATAATGTATGTACTTTACTAGAAAATAAACTGATTCCTATGCGTATATGTTATGTAGAAGCTTTTGGAATGTTAGAAGATTGTAGACTAGAAGATTATGATGTTTCTGGTAGGGGAGAGATAAATTTGCCAACAATATTTTAGTATAATATTTATTGAGGTGTGTAATGATAATTAATGTCGAAGTAAAAACAATTACTATGCAGTATGGACTGATAAAAGAAATAGTCCGCTATGAAGATACTCTGGAAGAAACAGGTACTCGAGTATATGTTATTCATTATGTAGAGAAACCTGCTGCACCATATATTGTACCTAAGACGACAGGATAAAAATTGAATGTATTAGATATTTTCAGCGGAATAGGAGGAATGGGCCTCGGACTTGAGAGAGCAGGTATGAAAATAATAGCTTTTTGTGAAAAAGGCGAAATACAAAAAGAAATACTACGGAGGCATTGGCCAGATGTTCACATCTTTGACGACGCAACAAAAACAGAGGACATTGTTTCCAGAATTGGAACACGAACAGATGTTGTCGCTGGCGGGGACCCGTGTCCTATCCGAAGCAGAGCAAGAGGAGATAGGCCGACACAACATCCCGACCTCTCCGGATATTTCCTTGCCTTGGTCGGCAGATTGCGGCCAAGGTGGGTGGTCCGCGAAAATGTTCTTGCATCAGATGATACGGACTTTGCGACTGCATTGGGAGTGCTCGGATACAGAACGTGTATTATCAGAACAGATGCCGCTGCGATTACGGGTCAGAGCAGGGTGCGGGATTTCATTGTCGGATGTCTTGAAGCCTCCAGGGAAAGCTTCGGAAAATTCATACAGAAGTTCGAAAATGGTGCGGGGACTTATCCGACGAGTCTTAAAACGAAGCAGGTCATTCCGGCTCTTACTACGCACAGAGCACGATACGATTCCCGTGATTGTTACATTTGGGAACCCGAAAACGGCTTACGAATTCTGGACTGTGATGAGCGCACAGCCTTTGCCGGCTTCCCTGCGGGATGGCTTGATGGAATATCTGAAACAGCATGTGCAAAATTATGTGGGAATGCAATAGTCCCTCAAATTTCTTTTTTGATTGGTTCAGCAATAATAAACGCAGAAAAATATCTCAGCTCTATTAGAGAAAGGATTTGAATAGTATAAATAAAATTAAGGGCATAAATAAACAGTTGGACGCTTTTATAATTGGCAATTTTTTAAAAACTATGATAAAGGGATAATTAATGAATAATAAAATACCTTTGAATTATTATGGTGGGAAGTATAGAATATCTAAGAAACTAATTGAATTATTTCCCCCACATACAACTTATTGTGAGCCTTTTTGTGGTGGGGCTTTTGTTTTTTGGTGTAAACCGAAAAGTAAAGTTGAAATATTAAACGATCATGATGAACGTTTGATAGCCCTTTACAGGTGTATGCAAGAAAAATCCGAAGAATTTTTAAGAAGAATTGAATATACTCCTTATAGTGAAGCTGAGCATAGAAAAGCAAATCAAATTTTAAAAGATTATAAACAATATTCACAAGTAGATGTTGCTTGGGCTATTTTTGTAGGTATAAATCAAAGTTTTTCAGGTAAAATAGGAGGGGGGTGGGGGAGAAGGAAGAAAAATGAATGTGGTACGTTGAATTTTTTAAACAAGAAAAAAATGTTGCAATAATTTATTAAAAGATTGGAAAGAGTTTATATTAGTTGTTGTGATGCTATTAAATGCTTGGATTATTGGGATTCTGAGGATACGCTTTTTTATCTAGATCCGCCTTATCCAGGAGCAGAACAAGGTCATTATTCTGGATATACTGTAGAAGATTTTAATAGATTATGTGAGAGGCTGGATACAATTGAGGGATCGTTCTTATTATCTTGTTATGAAAGAAGTGCATTTAAAATTCCTGACAGCTGGGAAAAGTATCAGATAAAAACAGTTAAATCAGCGGGGCTAAATAAATATGAAAGTATAGAAATTGTATACAGAAAAATAAGTAAGAAGATGAAAAGGCAAGTTTTTTTATATAGAAACAATAATAGACAGAGAGGATAAAATGTACAGAATAGATAAAATTAAGAAATGTAGTAACTGTGGAGCTGTAAACAGATACGAATATGTAGAGACGGCTGAAGGGGATAGATTTATAAGATGTACGGTTTGTTTTTATCAGAAGTTAGTATCAACAAATAAAGCAACTTCATCAAAGAATATGAGTACTAGTTGGATTTATAAATGGAACGAGTGCGAAGAATTTTAAAACGAAGAATTTGTAGAATATTTCTAAAATCTTAATTTACTACAATCTATTGATTTTTTCCTTCTTTTATTGTATTATATTCATAATGATACATTTAATGGCTGAGATTTGGCCTTTCGGATTTGAAAAAGGAAAGAGGGTTATTATCTCTGGTAAAATATTTAATGATGGTACAGGTACGTGGAAAGAAGGTAATTATAAGGCCGTTTTTAAAGTACATACTAGAACCGGGGATATTGAGTACAGAACCGGTTTAAAAGGATTTGACAGGTTGAATAAGTCTAGTTTGGAGCTTCTTTATGGTATATTAAAAACTATTTTTGAAAAATAGGGGGTTGTTTTGCCTAAACAGCAAGTTGGTGTATTAAGAACTAATGTACTTAAGAGAATGGGACTGTCTTTAGAAGAGGCTGATGGATTATCTTTAAGAGAGTTAAGATTTATAGGCGAGCTTTGCGTTTCCGGATTGAATCATCCAGGTGATGCTTATATTAAGTCGGGATTTGTTGTAGATAGCAAGAGAGAAGCCACAGCCAAAGCAAAGGAATTGATGGCTGATTCTAAAGTCAGACGAGTCATTGAAAAGTTCATAAATAAAGTTTTGGATCCGTACAGAGAAAGGATAATTTTTCAATTGATACAGATTATGGAAAAGAGGGCTTTATGGAATATTAAAGATTTTTTTAATGAAGATGGTTCTGTAAAACCATTAGATCAGATACCGGAAGACTCTTTGTATGCAATAGATGGTATTAAAGAAGATTGGAAAGGCAGAGATGCTAATAGAAGAGTAGTCAGTTATACGTTAGCAGATAGAAAAGAAGCATTTGAAATGGTTCTGAAGTATCTGGAGAAGGGGGAAACAGATACAGCCAGATTAAGTGATGAAGCAAAAACAAAGTTGAACAGGATACTGGAAGTAGCTAAAGCCTCTGCTGCTTCTGCTGTTGCAGGATATAAAACCGGAATGAAGGACAGGCAGAAAAGAAGAAAACAAAATGAGAACGAGAACAAATAGTATATATACTTATGAAGATATAGAAGCATTGTTAAAAAAACCACATTATATAGGTCATTTAGCCGGAAAAGATAAGTTAATTGATGTTCATTCCGATTGGATTCACTATATGTGGAGTTCTCATCACAGGGAAAGAAGTTTGCAAGCTTTTAGAGGAAGTTATAAAACTACTAGTGTGCTGGTTATTGGTGTCCCTTTCTGGTTGCTTACTCACCCGGATGACAGAATATTCATAATAAGAAAGAAATTTACTGATGCTTCTGAAATTGTAGAAACCATTGCTAGTATAATAGAGATTCCGGAAATAGCAGAATTATTCAAGTTTTTTTATGGTGAATATCCAAAATATGTAGTTAAAAGGAAAGAAAAGATTGTTTATAATTTCAAGAAGACCAGGACACCGGAAGGTAATATAAATGCTTTTGGCTTGGATACATCTCTGGTAGGAAAACATGGTGATGTTATTTTTCTGGATGATTTTGTAACATTAAAAGATAGAGTATCCAGGGCAGAGAGGAACAGAACAACATATTTGATCAGAGAAATAGCTACTAATATAGTTGATCCAAACAAGAAAGTTCGATATCTAGGAACACCTTGGCACAAAGAGGATGCTTGGTCTATATGTCCTAAGCCTGTAAAGTATGATGTAAACTCTCTGGATTTATTGTCAGAAGAAGAAATAGAACATAAAAGAAAAAAGACAACGACAAGTTTATATGCCGCTAACTATTTATTAGAACATGTAGCCGATGATGATGCTTTGTTTAAAGATCCAGTATGGGGAAAATGGGAATATACTGGTGTTAAATTACCAAGGGCCCACTTGGATGCTGCTTTTGATGGGGAACATTATTGTGCTTTAACTATAATGGCCCAAAGGGACGATGGAAGGATACAAGCTGTAGGTTTTACATATAACGGAAATGTGAAAGATTGGATTACACAGATAGTTAATATAATGAGAAGGTATAAGTGTAAGAAAATATATAATGAAGATAATGCAGATAAAGGATATACAGCAGATTTATTAAAGAAAGAAGGAATGTCTGTTCATGTATATAATGAAAGGATGAATAAACACATAAAAATATCTTCCTACCTTTTTGAGACATGGTCTGATATTGTTTGGAGCGAAGAAACAGATCCTGAATATATGAATCAGATATTGGATTATTCTGAGAAACAGGAACCGGATGATGCTCCGGATTCAGCTTCCTCTTTAATAATGAATTGTTTTTCTAAAAAAGGAAGGATTAATACGGAACGCTGGAAATGGTGATATTGATTTTCTTGATTATTTTTGATATAATTCAAAAGGAGGTTCGTTGTGAAAGCTTTTGTTACAGATAAAATTAAAGAAAAGATGGATGGATGGTCTAATGTTCTTTCCGGAATGGGAAGAGCAATGGACAAAAGAACACACACTACTTTCTCTCAGACGACTTATTTCAGCAAAGAAGAGCTTGCAGAACTTTACGGTGGTGATGGTCTGGTTAAACGGATAATAGACACCCTTGCTGACGATATGACGAGGGAATGGATCAGTATTCCAGATGATAGAGATGGGATTATTGTTAATGAACTTGAAAGGTTGAATGCTGTATCGAAAATAAATACGGCAATTAAATGGGCTAGACTTTTTGGAGGATCTCTTCTTTTTATAGGAGCTCTTGATAGACAATCTTTACAAAAGCCATTAAATGTCAAAAGAATCAAGAATATAGAATATTTAAAGGTTTTTGATCTCGGAGATATTAATACATACGAGTGTGTGTTTGACGATGATCCAAGAAGTAATATGTATGGTGAAATTATAGAATACGATGTTTTTGTAAGGGTTGGTAATAATATAGAGAGACAAAAAATACACTATACCAGAGTTATTCCTTTTTATGGAATAAAAGTCCCTTCTTCTATAAAAACAGGACACAATATACTGGAGAAAAGATACTGGGGGGATTCAGTAATAAGTTCTATATGGGATTATTTAAGAGATTATGTATCTTCTTTTGCTTCCGTTTGTGATATATTGTTCGAGTTTATTATCGGAAAATACAAGTTTGCTGATCTGGATGAAATGCTGGCTCAAGGAAATGAAAATTTATTACATACAAGAATGGAAGCTATAGAAATGACGAAGTCCATTCTACATTCCGTTTTATTGGGAACTGATGAGGACTATGTAAGAGATTCTGCTTCTCTTGCAGGAATAGCAGAAACACTGGATAGGTTCATGATGAATTTATGTGCGGTAACTGAATATCCGGTTACCAAATTATTCGGAAGATCTCCGGCCGGCTTGAATGCTACAGGTGAAAATGATCTGAAAAATTATTACGATGCTGTAAGATCAAAACAAATATCAATGTTGTCTCCGTGTGTACAATATCTTATTGATATAATTGCTGCTTGGAAAAATATAAATCCTTCTCCCAGACATGAATGGAATTCTCTTTTTCAGTTGACAGAAGCAGAAATATCAAACAAGAAGAGAATTGATGCCGAGACGTACAGAACTCAGGCGGATGCTGATCAGAGATACATGGCCGAGGGTGTATTAACTCCTGAAGAGGTATATAAAATGAGATTTGAGGAGACTATGGGTGAAAGGGATTTTACCGAGATTCCGGAGGAAGAACCTGATGGCCCTGATTTTCCAGAGAAATAAGAGGAAAAATAAGGAATGGTTGGTTTTATTAGATTGGTTACAGAAAAATATGTTTCATTGAGTGATGCTAAGAAAAAAGTTCTCAGAAGGAAAATGAAAAATGTAAGGATAAAATATCCGCACGCAATTGAGCTTAAGCTTACTAAATTATTGATAGAATATAACAAAAAACTTTCCTTATCCTTGATGAGATGGATTGAAAACAATGAAAAAAGATGGAACAGAGATTCATGGGAAAATGAAATTCTGGTACATTTGAATATATACTTTGAACAGGAACTAGAGACTATGTTAAATGATCCTAAAGTTATAGGAATAGATATTCAGAAACAGGTTGAAAAGTTATTCATTTTGCTTTATTCGTTCAATAAGGCTCAATTCATGAAAATAATAAAAGATATTTTGGGTGAATCTTATTATGGTTCGGAGATGTGGTGGGATAATTTGAGAAAACAATGGAATAAAGTTTTTTATGAAAGAACCAAAAAAGTTGCTTATGGATTTGTAGATAAGATAAAAGATATTATCTATAAAGGGATTCAGAAAAACAGAGAGTTTAGTGAAATACTTTCTGATATTAAAAAGGCTAATAAAACATTTACTATTAAAAAGGCTAATTTTATAGCAAGAGACCTTATCGGTTCCGCTAATAGTCTTTTTCAGAAAAATATGCACACTTCTATAGGCATAGATATGTATACATGGCAAACAATGGTAGATGAAAGAGTTAGAGGAAGGCCTGGTGGAAAATATCCTACTGCTGTACCTAGCCATTGGGCTATGGAAGGTTTAGTTTGTTCCTGGTATGATCCTATTGTATATTCCGAGGATGGAATGGTATGGAAACATAGAACAAGTTTGATGCCAAAAGCTCAGGTTGGTGAGGAATATGCTTGCAGGTGTTTACCGGTGCCTTATTTTGCAACAATACTTAATCAAATAGATAGGGGGTTAATATGAGTAAATTACCAAGAGAAGTTATAGACTTGATAGAGGAAAAAGCTAAAGAAATACCGTATGGAAATATACACATTGAACTGAATGAAAGTGGTAATTTTGTAGATGTTATTATTTCACAGAGAATAAGAGTTATGAAGAATGTCAAGCCCAGACCTGGAATGGTATATTCTAATGTTCAGCGCATGGGGTAGAATTGGAGATACTTGACTTTTTGTAAATTTTTTATTATTATTAGCTTACCACCGATATACAGGGGTTTCATGACAAAATGAAACCCCTTTTTTATAGGAGAGGAAATGAAACAATATAGAGTAGATAAATATTCTCCTGCAGAGTGGATGACATCCAAGTTTGAAAAGACAGAGGAAGGGTATCTCAAAGGAAGAGCTGTTGTTACAAATACTGGTGTTTTTGTATATTCTGATGGTAATGGTGGAGAAAGAAGGGAATTAAGACTTCCGGAGGAGGTTTTTTCTCCAGAAGCTCTGGATTCGCTTAAGATGAAACCAATTACCTATAATCATCCACCGGAATTGGTTGATGTTAATAATATAAAGGAATATCAGATAGGATATTCTGGAGAGAATCCATCTTCTGCTTTAGGTTTTGATACAGATGGGTATCATGTAGCTATAGATTTAATAATTACCGATAAGGATGTTATTGATGAAGTTACTTCTAAAGGTTCTCTGGATTATCCGATAAAAGGACAAAATGGTAAGAAAACGGCCCTTTCTTGTGGCTACACTTGTGATTTAGAAGATTCTGCTGGTGTTTGGTGTGGACAACCGTATGATTATATACAGCGGAACATAAGGTATAATCACATAGCTCTTGTGGATTATGGAAGAGCTGGTGATGCTGCAAGATTGAGGTTGGATTCAAAAAATAATTTACTTATTTCTTATAGCAAGGAGGAATTTATGGATGCTTTAAAGTCTGTTAATCTCGATGGTGTTGATTATAAAGCAGAAGCTAAGGTAATAGAAACATTAAATCAGCACAAAAAGGAGATAGAAAATTTAAAGAGTAAAATGGATTCTCTTCAGAAAGAGAAATCCAAGATAGAAGGGGAAAGAGACAATCTTAAGGAACAGGTCAATGATCTATCTGAGAAGGTAAAGTCTCTGGAAGAAGACAGTATGGATGTGGAGAAGATTAACGAGTATGTAAAGAAGAGGGCTAAGATTCTTTCTGTTGCGGATAAACTTGGGATTGAGGTTGATGATGAAGCGGATTCTGTTGATATCATGAAGAAAGTAGTTCTTCATAAGTATCCGAAGACAAATCTGGATGATAAGGATGTTGTTTACATAGAGGCCCGCTTTGATGGTATTGTAGAAAGTTTAGAAGAGGAGGAGGAAGAAGAGAATGATGCTACAGTACGCAAGATGAAAGGAAGTACTGACAAACATACTGATTCTGATGTTGAGAGCAAAAGGAAAGAAATGATTGAATATTATAAGAAACTTTCTAGGGGAGAAGTAAAATAAGGAGGTAAAAAATGAGTGCATACGGTTCTATAGATCAGGCCAAAGCGGGTTTCGTTTATGGTCTGGATCACAACATAGAGACAAGGGTAGTTCCTTCGGGTACAACCTTTGCCTTTGGGGATCCTGTATTTGTAGATGAAGGAGATGAAGCAAAAGCCTATAAGGCTGACAGTAATGATGCCTCTCTCAAGTTCCTCGGAGTAGCAATTGTTTCGCAGAGAAGTTTTAACGATAGCCAGGGTGAATATGTTGCCTATGATACTATGAACGTGCTTACAAGAGGTGAAGTATATGTTACTGTTCCTTCTGGTCTTTCTTCGATTGCAAACAAGAGTGCTTATGTGATTGATGACCAGAGCAATGATGACTATGAAAAATTCACTACTACAGCAGCCGGCAATTATGATTGTGGTTGTTATTTCAAATCAAACCCCAACAGCGATAACTTGGTAAGAATAGAAGTTAGAGGAATGAAATAATGAGTGTAGGAACATATTCCTCTTCTGTTAAACTAGTGGATGAGGTTTGGGATAAAAGTTCTAGTGAAAGAAGATGGAGAAAACATGCTGGTGTAGAGTCAAAGGATGATTTACCTAACAGAACATATACGAAGAGGTTCTGTTGGTATGATAGTTCGGATATGAAGAATTTCGGAAGCTACAAACTGCCTATATGGGATTATAAAGGAGGTGAGTTTGTAAATATAAGGGCTGTACGAAATGCTAAAGCCAGATTATCGCAAACTGCGGATATTCCTAGTGGAGAGAGGAAAAAAATTGAAAATATGTTAGATAAGTATTTAAACCGTTGGAATAAAGAAACCAATGATGGATATAATAAGGAGGATAAAAATATGAGAGTAAAGGATAAGATGCGGTTAGATGATAATGAAACTGTATTCTTTAAAAGACAGCTAGAGTATATCAAGGCCAGAACTTATGACACAAAATATAAGGATCTTAAGGCTTTCTCTCTAATTCCCATCAGTGCAGAAGCACCTTCTGGTGCTACTGAAATAACTTGGAGATCCTTTTCCAAGTATGGTTTAGCCAAAATTATAGCTGACTATGCCTATGATTTTCCAAGAGTAGATGTGTTTGGGGAAGAGAATACTGTAAAGATAAAGGATATTGGTGTGTCTTATGGGTATTCAATAAAAGAAATCCGTAGAGCTATGTTGGCTGGATTTGATCTTGAAGCAAGAAGGGCTTCTGTTGCAAGACGGGCTGTAGAGGAGAAAATGAACGCCTTGGCTTGGAGTGGAGATGATTCACACAACATACAGGGATTTCTTGATTATCCTGGTATAACAGAATACGCAGTTCCGGCAACAGGAACCGGCAGTTCAAAGGAATGGGCAGACAAGACTGCAGATCAAATACTAACAGATCTTAATGGTATTGTTTCTGCTATAACAGAAGGAACAAGTGGAAAAGAGAGACCTAACATGATCCTGATGCCTTTGGGACAGTATAATTTGATAAGAAATACTCGGGTTGGCTCTTATAGTGATAAAACTATTTTTCAGTTCTTCACGGAAAATAATCCTGACATTACAGTCGATTGGCTTACAGAATTGGATGAAGCTGGAGCTGGAGGAACTGATAGGTTCATGGCTTATACCAGAGATGAGGAACATTTGACTCTTGAAATTCCCTTGATGTTCGAGCAGTTTGAACCTCAGCAGAAAGGAATGGAGTATGAAGTTCCTTGCTATGGTGAGTTTGCTGGTGTTATTGTGTATTATCCCCTCTCTGTTGCCTATGGGGATGGTATTTAAATATGCTCCCCCTCCCCGTGAGGTGCTTTGCACCGATCGGGGAGGTATTATAAACATGGAAATCAAAATATTATTTAAGGGGGAAAATTATGATTATAAACTACAAAGGTAAAGGCTTGTTAATGGTTCCTATAACTCATAAAGAGGATGGATCTTCTATAAAAATAGGTGGAAGATCTATGGTGCGGATCATACCGGGATATAACGAAATATTGGATAATGAATATCTTCTTGTACGTCCTCATTTGCTGGAACATATCAGTGAAGGAATCATTGAAGAATACGGTCGAAAGGAAAAAAGGGTAGATAGAGAAACCGGTGAGGAACATGAATTCTACGTAGGAACTTCTATCAGGAGGCAGACACCGGCCAAGGCTGCAGAAATGGCTAAAAACTGCTACAGTCTTGATACAATAAACATTTGGTTAAATGGTGTAGAAGATGGTTCTTACGAACCAGAGGCCAGAGAAGATATACGGTTGATTCTCAGAGAACAGGAAAGAAAGATTAAAACAGGTGGAAAACCACCGGAAGAATTAGCAAAAATGAATATTACAGTTCCATAAAGGGAGGTTATAAGTGGCTCCGGCAGAATATATAGAAATGATGAACCCTACTCTCTATAGTCAAACGTCAACGATGAACTTCTATATAGATGTTGCCGAAGGACTTATCAACAGAGCGTATTTCGGGGATTTGGCCGATTATGCTGTAGCTTTGAGAGCTATGCATAATTATATAATAGATTCTGAAAGGCCTAAGGGAGAGGCCGGATTAATTACGGCGAAATCCGAAGGACAAGCTTCTTTGCGTTACTGGAACAAGGTAGAGAAGGGAAGATATTCTGATTTACAAATGACACATTATGGACAGAGACTTCTGGCAATTATAAAAGCTAGAGGGCCCGCTATATCCGTAACGGGAGATGAAAGTAATCTATTGTCTGGTGGTACTGTAAATGTGGTATAATCTGAAAGAGATTAGTATATGGAGACCTTCGGATGTAACGGGATTTAATGATTCCGTATATTCGCAGGTGGCAACAATTAGTGGAACTAAGATTCCAATAAGTGGATCCAGTGCTATAAGGAACAACCAGGCTTTTTCAGAAGTAAGAGATATATTGATTTGTGATCTTTCATATAAAGATTCCATAGAAGAGAAGGATGAAGTAGAAGTGGATAACGAGTGGTTTAACGTTATGTATATTCAAAAATATACAAATGTTTTACCACACTTGGAAATTTATTTGAGAAACAGCCAATGGAGGAGAAACAACTAGGTGGCTTTTAAATCTAAATTTATGGACAGAGTGGGTAAGGCCCTTGAAGAGGGGGTAACTGCAGGACTTAATACTATAGGAATGAATGCAACCAGAGAGCTTAAAGAAGCTACTACTGTTGATTTGGGCAGGTTAAAAGGTTCTCATACGTATGCTTTGATGGGAATACAGATGCCCAAGTATTTACCATCTATAAAAACGAATCCGGGCAATCCTAATATGGGACTGGTTTCTGACATAAAAAGTGATGATGATGTTATTTCTCCTGTCAGGCAAAGATTTTACCTTAAAGTAGGAACTGCTGTTCCTTATGCTGTATATGTTGATAAGGGAACTGGGGCCCACAGAACGAGTGAAGATTCAGAGGGTTTTATTCAGAGAATAACCGATTGGGGGAAAAGGAAGGGATTTACTAGAGACCAGATAGCCGGCCTTATAAAAGTTATTCGGCACTCTGGAACACACCCCCATCCGTTTATGACTGCTGCTGAGGCTTATATCAGGTTTGCAGCAGGAAGAATATTAAAAAGAAGTGTGGGAACAGTATTGAAGGTTATTCCTCCGGTTAAATACGAAATAAAAGGAGGGAGGGTTAGTAAAAAAGGTGATTGAAAAGAGTTTATTACAACATTTATTGGATGATACAGAACTTACAACTCTTTTAGGAGGGAATAAAATTTATTTTCAGAGAGTCCCTACAGGAACAGAAATGCCTTGGGTAGTTTTTTCTGTAGCACCTGGAGGGGTAAGGGAAAGGATAAGTTTGAAATACATTGATGCTCAAGATATTATTTCTTTTGAAATAGAGCATCCACAAATGGTTGCAGGAAGGGAAATAGCTGAAAAAGTTTTACGCAGAGTAGAAAACTATAGAGGAGATTTATCTGATGATTCAGATATACATATAACTTGTTCAACAATAAGAAGTTTAGATGGAGCTTTTGCTTCCTATCGTTACTTGTTTAATGCTTATGTGAGATATAAGGAGGTAATACAGTTTCCATCTAGTTAAATCTAAATTAATTAAAAGGAGTGAAGTATGGCTGAAGAAAGAAGACTAATAGGTGATGATGGTAAATTAGTAAGAGGCTCGCTTGGAGCAGTAGAGACTACTACATTTTCTGCTGATACGTGGTATAAGATAAAAGCAAAAGCTGCAAGTAATTCTGTGTTCGGGGATCTCGAGATCAATGATTTTGTACGTTTTCCTATTGATGTTTCCGCTGCTTCTGGAGACGAAGCTTATTCGCTTACAGAAACCGACCTGGTAGACCTTTCCGGATGGTCATTAAGCTTAAGTGGAGATGAAGTGGAAGTTACAGTATTAGCTGATAAGTTCAAGAAGTACAGGAAAGGTAAACTTGATGCAAATGGCACTGCTTCTTTTGTATTTATTAAAGGAGAAACGGATCAGGCCAACAGTCTTTCCAATTACTTTTTCGACAATGTAGAGATTGCTGCTGATGGTACAGTAACCAAGACGGATAAACTGGAAAGTGCTTTATATCTGGTAGGATATCTTGATGATACTACAACGAGCGGTGAAGTTATGCTTGCTACGGTTATGGAAGTAGAGTTTTTCAACTTCGAGCTTCCTATGAACTCGTCTGAGGCTGTGAATATGGAAGTTCCGTTCAGGTTGATTGGAGACACTGATCCTATTCTTTACAGAATACATAATGTGTAATAAACAAAAAATTTAATAAGGGGTAAAATATGAACATTTCTATTTCTTTACAAAGAGAGTTTGTGCCGGAATGGAACAATAACAAGGAATCGGAAGACCCAATTGTTGTTGTCTATAAGGCTCCTACTATGAACTTACGACAGCAACTTATTCCTAATCCCAAGATTGTGTTGAAAATATCTCCTGATGGTAAAGCAGAAGGAGGAGAAACTACAATTGAAGTTGACAATCGAAAAATAATCTATGGGATGCTGGAAGAAATAAAGAATCTAACATTAACAGTTGATGGGAAAGAAAAAGAAATAAGAACAGCTAATGACCTTTATAGCGGGCCCGCTTTTCTGGGTGGTTTGGTTGATGAAATAGGAGCTTTTTTTCAGAAGGAATTGAGTAAAAGTGTAGACGTAAAAAACTAGCGATTGCTTACCGCTTATATTATAGCGGTAAGCATAACTATAAACCTAAGAAAGGAAGAGAGGAAGTTCCTCAATTAGCATGGAGAGGCATTGTAGTAAGAGCTAGGGATATTCCCAAGTATTGTAATGATGATTTCTATACTGTTTTGTTCTACTGGCACACTTCTAAAATATATGGGTTGCCTAATGGTAATATCGGATGGGCTAATGAACCCATCGATCTTGTTCTTTCCCTGATGATTCTGGAATCGGAACACAATAATATTGTTAATGAAGAGATAGAAAAGAAAAAAAGAGATTGGCAGAAAAATAATTATCAAGGAAAGAGAGCAAAAAATATCAGTAGATTCAGGAGAAAACTATAGATGCCTGCTGGAATATCTGAAGAATATGTAGTTACATTAAAAGCTCAAGTTTCTAATGCCATAAAATCTTTGCGTTTATTTGAAAAGGAATTAGATAAATCTGTAGATAAATCCGGTAAGGGAACCGGGGATATTGAAAAACAAACAAAAAAGATGTCTTCCAATGTAGTCCGCTATATTGGAAGCATAGCTCAGGCCTACGTAGGCATGAGAACCTTAATTGAAGGTATTGATTTCAATGTGTTTATTGAAAAAAATAGAGTTGCTTTTGGTGTAATGTTGAGAGACATTGATTATGCCAATCAAAAGATACGTGAGTTGAGAGATTTTGCTTTAACGATTCCTTTTACATTTAAAGAAGTAGTAGCCGGCGCCAGACAGTTATTAGCCTATGGTTTCGCTGCTGAGGATCTTACGAAGAACTTAAGAATGTTGGGACAAGTTTCTTATGCTCTATCCATTCCTCTTGGTGATTTGATATACATATATGGTACATTAAGAAGCCAGAACCAGGCTTATGCCAGAGATTTAATGCAATTTGGTATGAGAGGTATTCCAATATACAAATCTCTTGCAGAAATTCTTAATGTCAATGAGAAACAGATAAAAAAGATGGTAGAACAAGCAAAGGTTGGTTTCAAAGATGTTGAAAAAGCTTTTATGTATATGACAGGTAAAGGCGGACAGTTTGAGGGTATGTTGCAGAAAGCTATGGAAACTTTCATGGGAATGAGCAACATATTGAAAGGTGTTCTACAAATATGGCTTGGTGCTCTTACTGAAGGAATATTTGAATCGTTGAAAGAGGCTATTGCTAATCTTATTACTATTTTTAAGACCAGTGAGCAGTCTGCCAGAAAGTTTGGTAATGTCATAGGAACTATTTTCAATAATGTAATAAACACTTTTCTAGGATTACTTACTGTTCTCAGTAAAATACCTCCATCTATATATATAATAGTCACTGCAATGATAGGAGGCTACGGATTAACGAAGGCTATAGCTGCTATTGCTTCTTCTCTGCATTTGTTAAAAGGAGCATTTACATTATTCTCTCCTCAAGGAATGATAATTGCCGGGCTTAGTGCTGCTTTGGTATTGATTACAAGTATTATAGGAAGGATAAGACAAGCAAAAATAGAAGCTCAAAGAGTAGCTGAAGATCTCGGAAAAGAGTTGAAAAAAAGCTTGTTAATGGAAGGACAATATGGAGCTGTAGCCGGTGTTTCAAAAAAGATATATGAATGGGGAAAAAGAACAGGAGAATGGGATAGGGTATTAGAAACGGCAGAAAAGATAGCCAAGATAGAGGAGCGAATAGTTGAAATAGAGGAGATTCGTCAAAGAACGGGTCTTTTTGCCGGGCCGAAAAAGAGGGCCCTTGAAAATATATCTGCTTTTATCAAGGCGGTAACTGATTATCAAGATAAACTCAGAGAAACAGTAAATTTACATAAAGCTGCAGGAAAGAGTGTTGAAGATTTCGGTTATGTATTACGTCTAGCCCTGCAAAATATAGGGAAAGATGCCAGTCGTGTGAAAAAAACATATTATGAGGTGTTCAAAGCAGCAGAGAAAATAATTCCGGAAGAAGAAATGAATCAAATCAATGAGTTGAGTGATAGATTAAGCTTACTCACTCAGAGATATGATCTACTTTCTGAAAGGATGAAAGAAGGTACCAAGGAAAGTAGAGTTGTTATAGAAAGGGAACTAGGAGCCACGAAGGATAATATAGAGGATACTTTGGGGGCTATTTTTGAATTGTTCAGGAAATATGGCGCTGATACTTCTTATTTATATGAGGAAATAAGGAAACTGGAAGAAGCATTAGTTGGTGTTGTAGAAGGAAAAGCTTTTCCGGAGTGGGCTAAGTGGGTAGAAGATACTTTAAAAGTGCCAATTGAGGAGTTTCGCAGGACTTTGGATTCTGGAGAAGTTCGTTATTTAGGAGCCTTAGCAGGAAAGATATTTGTTACACCATTGGAAGATAGTGTAGAAGCATCAAAGAAATTATCTGGTGTTCTGGGTGAAAATACGGTATATGTTGAAACGATGCAAAAAGCCGTAAGCCTGGTAAGAGATATGCTCCTTCAAATGGTTTCTGCAACTGATTCTTTAGGCAGAAAAATGTTCAGTTTTGAAAAGGTTTTTGATAAGGAAGGGAATCTGGTAAGATATGGAGATAGAATTGTAGATGTACTGGTCAGATTTTACTTGAAATATAAACAGGTACTTGATACCTTGCAGGGGGATAATGAAGAGGCAGCGGAAAAATGGTTGGATGATTGGACAAAATCATTCGATAAATTCTGTGATAATTATAAACAATATGTAGCAGAACGTACCGGTACAGAAATTCTATTAGAAAGAGGAAAACAAGCTGTTCTTGCCAGAGAAATATCGGAGATGACAAAAGCTCAATTTGAATTGGCAAAGAAATATATCATGGAAAAGTATGGTATAGAAGTTCAGAACGCGGAAGATTTACACAGATTACTTATGGATATGTTGAGAGAAGAATATGATTACAGGGAAAGGATGATCAGGTTGGAAAGGGAACAAGCTGCAGGTGATATACTTGAAGCAATAGGAAAGAGAAACAGGTATGAACAAGCATATATAGATTTATTGAGAGAAAGATTACAGTATTTAGTAGAGTCTAATATTTTATCACAAAAGGAACTGGATAATTACGTTGCCATTATGGCCAGGCAAAGAGATATAGATGAGGAAGTCAAAGCTCAGCAGATAATTTTCAATATAACTAAAGATAGAGAGAAACTTACCAGAGCTGAATTGGAAATAGAAAGATCAAGGTTACAGTATCTTGTAAGTGAAAACAGATTAACACAAGAACAATTGGATATGTATATAGAAATACTCAATGTTGAAAAACAGAGAGAGGAAATAAGAGCCAAAGCTTCACGATATGAAGAAATGAAGGGTGGGGATCCTCTGTATTGGGAAAACATGAAAGCTTCCTTTGTTGATGCCGTAAATGAAGGAGGAGCTGATCTGGTTGATTATGCTAAAGCTGCAAGTGCAGAAGCTTTAGCTAATACTGAATTAGGAGCTCTCATAGCCGGAGCTGATCCCATTTTACAATTGATTTCAGCCTTTACAGAAGCTGCTATGGAAATTGAAGAGTTTAGTGAAGTAATGAACTGGGCTACTACAATAGCACAGAAGGCAAAAGAATTTTTTGGAAAGCCTCTTGCTAAAGCATTAGAACCCGTAGTCAGATTACTAGAGGCTGTGGGAGAAGTTCTTGGGGGAGTATTGTCTCCTATTATTGAAATATTAGGTATCAGGATAAAAATATTTGCTGATATTTTGTATACAGTTATCAAATTCATTTACAATGTAATAATAGTAAATGTTTTCAATTTGATAATAACCGTAATAAATGCTTTTATAACAGTAATCAATACTGTTCTGGAAGCTATTGGTATGGAAACCATTCCTTTGATTAATAAACTTCAAAAAATAATAGAAGAAACAGTGAGTGATCAACAAGACTTGGCTGATCAGATAAATCATGTAAAAGATATTCTTAATTATTTGTATAGAGAACTAGAGAAAATATACAGGAAAGAAATAGAATCTCTTAGAGATTTATACGAAGTTGGTGTTATAAGTGCTTCTCAGTATGAAGAGGCAGTAAAAGACCTCAATGAGAAATATGGAGATATTATAGATAAAGTACCGGAGGAAGTCAAAAACATAGATAAAAATGTTGATGCTATTCTGGCAGAGATAGATAAATGGGAAAAAATTCTAGCTATTCTGGAAGGTAAAGACAGAGAAGAAGGAAAAGAAGAACCGCCTCCTCCAATATCAAAAGAAGTGTTTGATGCTATAAAAAAAGAAAAACCACAAGAAAAGAGTATTAAAGAAGAAGAAGAAAAGACATTTCTTGATAGAATTTTTTCACCTATTGTTTCTCTCTTTAAAAATATAGGAAAGAAACAAACAGGCTCTTTCAATATCCCTAGAAATGAGCTGGATTATCTGCATAAAGGAGAGATGGTTATTCCTAAGGATTTTGCTGATGCAATAAGAAGTGGAAAATTATCTCTAACCAGTGGGGAAAATGTACAAAGTCCCATAAATAATTATTATATTAATATAGAGGGTACAGTTATAGAAGAAAGAAATCTGGTAAGAGCTATAGCGGAAGCCACAGAAAAACAGAAGAGAAGAGGGTATATCAGTGTCTAAAACTGTATATTTCAATTTTCAAGATGGAAATGGTTGGCAAGACTACTCTCATCTTGTAAGAGATGATTTAGTTATAATAAGAAGAGCTTTTTCTGATGATTTTCGTTTTGCCAACAACGCTGTCAGTTTTACTGTAAATTATGATCCTACTTTATTCGCTTATCTCTTGGCTCCAACTAAGGATGTTCTGGTACGAGTTAAAGACGGAGCTACCTATCTTTTTACCGGTTATATTCCTCCTACAATGGAAAGGGTATATGATGGTTATTATAAAACAATGCAATTGAAAATAGAAGCTATTGACTATACTGATTTTCTAAAGGAAGCCGTAGGTGATATTTCCTACGAAGATAAGAAGATAATGGATCCATCTGATACTGCTAATTCTTTAGTGCATTTGATATTTGGTCTTATTGATCTTGACTCTTCCTATGGAGAGTTTATAGATAGAGGAAACTGTGAATCGTCAGTACCTCCTATGGTCAGGGATGAGGTAAGTCCTATAACTGATAATTGCACTTGGGAAAGATCAGATGAACAGGCTTATGAAGGTAGTTATAGTTGGAAAATGACTGTAACTACTGGTGGCACACGAGCAGTTGCAGATTTTGTTGATGGAAATAATCCTGCCGATTTGCATGGGCTGTTGCCGGGTAAAAAATACAAAATATCTTGTAGAGTATATATCCCATCTTCAGGAGGACCTAGTAATCCGAATGAAGTAGCATTAAGAATCTATGAATATTATTCAGGGGGTTGGCATATAAATCAAGTTATAGCATCAATTCAAGATTCTTGGGAGTTACTGGATTTAGGAGAAATTACAATAAATTCAAATGCTACGGGAGTTGTACTAAGAATTTGGATATATTCCACAGTTTCTTCTGGTGAATATATTTATGTTGATGATGTACATTGTCAGTTTGAAGAAGAAAATATAGATAACAGTAAAAGCATAACAACAACAGTGGAAGCTGTTACTTCTCTCTCCGAGAACGAGACAGCATTAACTATTCTTAGCGATCTTCTTTATGAACATGGTTATGCAGTCAATTGGAATGAAGAGGGGAAATTCTCTCCCTTACAATGGAACAAAAGCGCCGGCTCTTCTCCTACTCATACATTCGATGATAATAATATTGTAGAAAAAATAAAAAAAGAGGATAAGGATAACAGGCTTTATTTTGGTGTAAACATAAAGTGGTATGAAATAGGAGAAAAGGATAATGTTCTTCTTTATAGAGCAGATACTCCTTATGATGAGGACACCAATTTGTTTCTTGGTTATACCATATTAAACGGTTATTATTATCCTGTAGAGGCCAATGTAGATGATCCGATTACCGGACAGAAGCAAGTTGTCTATCAGGAATATACAGACAGAGGGATAAAATATCTAACTAATCCAGTAATAGAAGGAGAGCTGGATTTTAATCCCGAAGCTTTTGAAAGTGATTTCAGTGAAATACTGATAACCAAAAACCATTCACTTGACATCAATTATGATGGTTACCCTGGTACAGATATTATAACAGTAGAAGAGTATTACAATAAAAAAGCAAGGATCCTGCTGTATAATGATACAGGCTCGAACATAGATTTATATTACTTGAATATTTACGGAACTGTAGTATACAAAACAAGTGAAAGAGAATCTAAAATAAGATTAAGTTCTGTTGCCAGAAGAGGAGTAAATACTGAAAATCTTCTTAAATATACAGCCAGGTTCTTATTTACCAGTTCTAAGGCAGAATCTCTGGCAAAAGGACTAGCCAAGAATATAGAAAAAGGAAACAGATATTATTTTTTTAGTAGTGAAGATGAAGTTGCTGTTGGTGATCTTGTTACTATAGATACTGAGTATGAGGATGATACTGCTATTATCATTGAAAGAATCTATGATGAACAGACCGAGGTTTATTCTTATTATGCCAAGAGGTATGATGTTTCCTATTCTAGTTTATCGGAACTAAGACAAAGATTGTTACACTCACTTCCTCCTGATCCAATAAAGATGGTACAAATAGTCCCTCCTTATGAGAATATACAAACGGCTATTGATATTCTAGCTTCAAATTCCAATGGTGGTACTATATATTTGACCGCCGGGGATTATTACCTGACTAATACATTAATACAGAAATCTAATGTTGTAATAAAAGGAAGGGGAGACAGAACAATAATTCATGGGCAGACAGGAAGTGATGATGTTATAAGAATGGAAGACAGTAATGTAACGGGGGCTTCTATTGAAGATGTTAAAATAGTAAACGATGAAGCAGAAGAATATATAAAATATCTTGTTAATTTTAATGGTGCTGTTTCTTGCCGATTAAAGAGTTGTTCATTGGATTTCACTAAATGCCTAGGCGTCCGATTAAATGGTGATTCCGGAGGGGTAATTAATAATAAGTTGTTAGGTGGTAAGATTAAAGATATATGGCAGAAAGGGGCTAAAGCAACTTTTAATCCAGTAACTACTAGTTATATATCCATTACAGCTCTCTCCTCTACAAAAATAGCTATTGTTTATAGAGACCCTGGTAATTCCAATTACGGAACAGCAATTATAGGAGATATATCAGGAACAACAATTACTTTTGGTTCTGAATATGTATTCAATTCAGCGCATACAGAACATATATCAATTACGGCACTTTCTTCTACTAAAATAGCAATTGCTTATAGAGATTATGGCAATTCTAGTTATGGAACCGCTATTATAGGAGATGTTTCAGGAACTACAATTACTTTCGGATCTGAATATGTGTTTAATGCTGGAATAGCACAAGAAATATACATAACTGCTTTATCTTCAACTAAAATAGCAATAGCTTATCAAGATTATAGCAATTCTAATTACGGAACCGCTATTATAGGAGATGTTTCAGGAACTACAATTACTTTCGGATCTGAATATGTGTTTAATGCTGCTGGGACAACTACTCCTGCTATAACAGCTCTTTCATCTACTAAAATAGCAATAGCTTATAGAGATTCTGGTAATTCTTATTACGGAACCGCTATTATAGGAGATGTTTCAGGAACTACAATTACTTTCGGATCTGAATATGTGTTTAATACCGGAGAAACATATAGTATAGCAATTATATCTTTATCAAGCACAAAAACAGCAATATGTTATACTGATAGGGGCAATTCTGATTATGGAACTGCTATTATAGGAGATGTTTCAGGAACAGTAATTACTTTTGGCTCGGAATATGTGTTTAATGCTGGAGCAACATCTTATGTTTCAATAACAGTCCTGTCTTCAACTAAAATAGCAATAGCTTATCAAGATGTTAATAGTTCTAATTATGGTACTATTAAATATGGTTATCTTATAGATGAAACAACTTTAATCTTTTCGGAAAAATATATTTTTAACGAGGCATCAACAAGTCATTTAGATATAACATTTCTGGAACAAAATAACGTTATATTGGCTTATGGTTCTGGGATGGCAGGCAAGGCTCAAGTAGTAACAGGCGGAGAAGAATCTGTCCCTGTCCTTATAGACGGTGATGATAATATTTTCCACGGAAACCAGATACTAGCTATTGATGACTACTTATATACTCAGCTAGTATCAGTCCTTGTACAAGGCAAAAGAAACTCGATAGTAAATAACGTTATAAACGGCCTCGATGAACAGCAGAAAAAAATCAAATACGGCATAATTACTACTGACACATCCAAAGATAACTTAATAGCCAACAATTCTGTCTCTAATGTAGAGAAGTGTGCAATTATGAACAGCGGAGACCGGAACACCATTGGGGGCAACAAGTGTGTAGATAATGGAGAGTTCATAGACAGATGGGATTGTGAAGAAGAAGTTGCTCCCATGGTCAGGGATGAGGTGAGTCCTTTTACTCAAAACTGCACTTGGGAAAGATCGGATGAACAGGCTTATGAAGGAAGTTATAGTTGGAAATTAATGATTACAACAGGTGGAACAAGAGCATTCGCAGATTTTGCTGATAATAATGAGACAACTGATATGCATGGCCTTTTGGTAGGTAAAAAATATAAAATGTCCTGTAGAGTTTATGTTCCTTCTACTGGAGGGCCTAGTGCAAGTGAAGTAACTTTGATATTTTATCAATATTATTCAGGAGGATGGAAACGTACGGAAATAATACCAACTACTCAGGATGCTTGGGAATTATTGGATCTAGGGGAAATAACAATAAATCCCGATACTACGGCAATTACAATAAGAATTGATATTGACTCTACAGCCTCCTCCGGCGAATTTATTTACGTTGATGATATACACTGTCAAATTATAGGAGAACATAATGAATATGAGCACCAGTTTCAAGATTACGGTACTAATACTCAGCTTGGCTAGTTGCTCAATGCAGGGGCTGTCAGAGTATAGTTTCCTGCATGAAGAGGAGTTCAATAACATTGAAGAAATTTCATTCTGGATGCTTGTTAACATGACATACTATAAGGATGAAACAGATTGCTGGCAACTACCGGAGGAAACATACAATCGGAAAGGAGGAGATTGTGAAGACACATCCCTGCTCATGGCCTATTTTGCTCATGAGATAGGTCTTGAAGCAGATATACTTATTGTAGATAATGAAGAAATGAGAGAAATCGGGATTAAACATGCTATAGTACAAGTAGACAATCGTTGGTTCGATGCCGGCTTATATGAGATATATAATATCAGGTACAGGGTCATAGAAGTACTGGACTATTATGATGCATTATGGAGGGCAAAAAGAGATGAACAGTTGGCAAACAGGTAAAGAAGAAAGCCATATAAATATAGGTGAGTTTGTTATGATTCCGCCTGATGATCGAGGTGCTGGTTATGATATTGGTGATTCAACTGTTACTGATACATGGGAATTGGCTGATTTGTCAGATATAGTACCAAAAGGAACGAAAGCCGTTTATGTATATATTGGAATTACTACTTCTTCAACAAATGATAGATCAATTTTATTAACCAAAAACTACAATTCAATAGAAATTGGAACAGATGCAGGGTTGCCAGGTACATATACATCAATTATATATGCTGAATTAGGAGCATACAATTTATATTTAGGAATAAGAAATATCATTATGGCGGAAAATGGAAAATTTTATTACCGGCGGTATGCTAGTACTCATCCTATAGATTATTTATATTTCAAATTATTAGGGTATTTTATATGAAAAAACTAAAGATACAAAAACAAACAAGTTATATAGTAGGATATGGCTATTTTGGCAATACCGAAACAGATGAACATCTCTATATTCCATGGCCAGAAGGGCTTCCTGCAGATGAAGAAGGGATTATCCCATTCAGGGATGAGTTTGGCAATTTTCAATACAAATGGACAGGTTCAGAAATAAAACTAGAACCACAAATGCCTACTGCTGAACAGATACAGGCACGCAAAGAGCGATATATCATAGAGAAGAAAAGGAAGCTATATTCAAAAGAAAAGGAAGAGATTATAAGAACAAAAGCTTTCAATGCTTTTCTTGATAATGCTTCTATTCCCGAAGAATATTTAAAAATGAAGGAAGAAATAAAACAAATAGAAAAAGAAGCGGAGGAACGTTATGGCAAATAAAATATTTCTAATATTTGTACTTCTTGCAATAGTTTTTGTTTCTTTACCTGCCCAGACAGGAAAAGTTGATTACAGCACTTACTGGAGCTATAACAGCTCGGTAAAAGACGGCCATTACTGGTTATCATTGTCTTACGAGGAGAAAGCTTCCTATCTGGAAGGATACATGATGGGCTCTTTTATTATTGCTTATACCGTGGAGAAAGCTATAGGTATCCCGATGGGACAGTTTCTCCTTTCTGCAAGATATATAGAAGATGTCATAGGAATGATAGATTCTATATATGAAGAAGATGAAACTAAATTAAATGTAAGTATAGGGGTAATAATATTTGATAACATAATAAACAATATCGAAAGAGAGTAAAGAAGGAGTAGCTTATGGATACTTGGCATCAGGATGTTATCGAAAGACTAACCAGATTAGAAACAAAGATAGACAACGGACTCACTGAACAGGTAAAGGAAATAAGGAAAGAAGTACAGAAAATAAAAGAAAATGCTATCAAGAACAAGCGTTATGTAATTACTACGTCTATAAGTGTTTTTGCAACAATAGGAATGTGGCTGACTCTTATTACCAAATTGATGGGGATATGGTAATGGAAGCAGAGATTAAATTTGATTTAAGTAATGAGGAAGACAGAAGAAACTATACACTAATAAATCAGGCTGAAAAACTCTACTTTGCCCTTTGGGATATAGATAATAAGTTAAGAGAGATGGTTAAGTATGATAGTGGGAAGTACAGCAAGGAGCAAATAGATGTTATAGAGGAGATTAGAGATATTATATTTGGTATATTAGAGGAGTATAATATTGATTTAATGGAGTGTTGATTAATGCAGAAAGTAATAAATCTAGACCCCATTGATTATTATACTCAAAGAAATAATAAAATAAATCCCGTTTCTGCCTGTATGCCTACAGCCAGGGCTATGTTCTACAGAGGTAATAATATTAAATTTGTAAACGATAGTGATCTGCAAGATGATGATTTCTTCTACAAGTGGCTTATAAGTGATGATGCCTGGGAGTTTGCCGAAAAAAAGTATCCGGTTCTTATATCTCGAGGTTATCCACCGAACGAGATTCACGGAATGTATCATTCCTTCTTGGATCCCAGAGTAGCAGGTAGAAGAACTTCTGATTTTGTATTAACTCTTACTTTCGATGATATTGTAGATAAGCTTAAAAACGGGCAGGTTATAATGACATCAGGCATATTTGCAGAAGCCGGAATCTTCGGACATGCTTTCTGCTTTATCGGTTATGAGAAGCAGGAGTCGGGCGTAAGGTTAATTATAGCTGATCCATGGGGAGATTATCGAACAGATTATGATAGTGATAAAGGATACGGAGTTCAAATGTCAAAAGAAGATTTCTACAAACATGTAAAACCGGAAGGTGATAAAAAATGGGGGCATATACTGATATGAGTGTAAAAAAGACTTTAGGAACTATTGGTGCTTTAGTTTTTTTCGGAATCTCCGGATATGCAGTTTTCCGGGAACCCACACAAGTTGGGAATGTTCTCTGGCCATTGGGAATCATGATATCAGCCCTGTTTGGAATCAAAACTTTCGGTGGAATCATGATGAAGAATAACAAAAAGGAGTAGTATTCCACAATAATAGGGAGGAAGAATGAGAAAAATAGCAATAGAGTTTAATTTTTCTTTAGATCCACTCACCATCTTTTGTGTAAGTGATCTGCATATAGACTCACCTGATTTTGATAAAGAGAAATTTCTTTTAGATATGGAAAAGGCAAAAAAGAGTAATGCAGTAATATTTATAGGAGGAGATATCTGGAGTGCTATATTTCCTTCTGATCGTAAAAGATACAGTGGAGCCAGACAAATAGCTCAAGTAGATACATTGATTGACTATGCTGTAAATGTAGCCTTTGAAACACTCAAGCCTTATGCCGACAATATCTATTTACTGACTACTGGTAACCATGAGGCTTCTGTTATAAAATACCACTATACTGATCCAACAAACATACTAAGACAGAAACTGCAGGAAGTACGATCTAAAAAGCTACCACATATACGTCATGGTGGTTTCTGTGGCTTTTTACTGCTGAAATTTTCACCGGAAGATAAAAAGGCTAAACATACTACCAGTGAAATATGGTTCTATCATCATGGTAAAGGAACTAATGCTCCGGTAACCAAGGGGGCCATAGATTTATATAGAATCAGGGTCGGAAACATAGCACATGTATACTGGCTACAACATAAACACACAAGCATCAATGACATACCGGTAGTCAGATATGTGGATAGCAGAGGCAATGTAAGAAGAAGAGAGATACTATCTTTTTTTACTGCCGGATATGAAGGAGGAATAAATTATAACAGAGATTATGAAAAAGAAGGATACCAGACAGATTACAATTCCGAGAATTTCTATGAACAGAGCAGCACAGGTGGAGTTACAATCAATTACAGGTTTGTAGACAAGGATGGAATTATTAATATCAGAAAAACAATAAAACATGAAGTTAATAATGGTTTATAATAATAAAATCTTTGAATATTTAAGGGGGAAAATATGAAATGTAACTACAATTTTTTCATAATTAACAAATGTACTTGCGGGCGAAAAGAAAGAGACATTAAAGATTTAGCCTGTATATTAGAATATCACAAAAAAAATAAGCTTTCGATGGGCAACAACAGTTCACTTTATTCTGACGTTGTTTGTCTCAGAACAGGTTGTCTTGGCAGATGGAGAACAGACAGAAAATATATAGATAAAATACCGCTAATAACTCTTAACGAGTGGCAAAAGCTTAAAAAAGAAAACAGAGATTTTTATACACTGATTCCTAATCCAGCAATAAAAAAGAAACGATAACTCCTGCAACAAAAGAAACCGGTATTCCTACCAGAGAAATATACAATAAGATCGTGCTTTTATTTTTCATTGCCTTCAAGGAGTTTAATGCTCTTGTCAATGATTTCTGTGCCTTTTCTAATTCTGCTGTGGATGCTTTCAACTGTCTCTCTACTTTCTGTATTTGATTTGATAAGCTTTCTATTGAGTTCTCTTTCTCTGCTATAAGAAATTTGTAATTGCTTATAGACCTCTTCAAGTTCAGAATAATTTTGTCTTTCTCTGTCAACGATACTTCCAAGCTTTGCAATCGTTTCTTTTGTGTTCTTAAGTTCTCTCTCAATGAAATTAGCTCCTTCTCTGATTGCAACAAGATTCTTTTTAGTTCTATCAAGTTCATCAATAATTTTTCCTTGGTTTCTTGTTCCAATCCCCAGACCCAGGAGAAAACCAGCAACGAACAGAACAATAAGCAAAACAATCTTTTTAACATTATTATTCACCTCTCTCCTCCACAAGACTTATCCCTCTTTTATTTATAGAAATAGTAAATACCTTATTGGCAGATAAAAGTTCGTGGTAATCATGTGTTATCATTATAAATTGTAAACCCAATCTTTTTTCCAACTCTTTTAGTAAGTCAATAATGATTGGTTGATAATTTTTACTCACGAAGCGTAATGGTTCATCCAAGATCATCACTTTTCTGTTTCCACTAATGGATAATAATGTAATCCTGAGGGAAAGAGATATAATATCAACTATACCTCCACCACTGGAATCCATCGGATTAATCTTATTATCCTGCTTGTTAATCGAAAACTCAGCTTCTGTCTTACCTTTACGAGACACGAAATCAATACTGAATTTATAAGTATCAGGAAAGATGGAATCAAGAGCACTTTGCCCGACTCTCTCTATGTGAAACTTTACATTTTCTTGTGTCTTTTTGGCTATCTCCTGAAAAAATGAACGAACAAATAAAATGATATTAAGCTTATCTTCATATTCCTGCACTCTATTCTCTAACTCTTCAAGTTGTTCAATATAAGCCTTTCTCTGTCCTTCTGCCTCTATTATCTTATCACGGTACTTATTCATTGAAAATACTCTCCAATTGTCCTGTCAGTTTTTCTATTTTTTCTTCATCTTTGGCAATTTCCTCTTCCAACTTCAACAGATAGGACTCAGCTTCTTCCAGAGAATTGATATTATAATTCTCCTTCCATTTCTGTATGATGTCTTTAACTCTGTTTTCTGCTATAGCTTTTTCTGTTTTGCACTGATCTACCTTGTCTTTTATCCTTTTAAATTCCTCTACTGTCATAATCAACTCCTTTCTTCAAATAATAAATTATTTCTTTTTTCATTTTTACATCCATGTTTGCTTCATTTTCCAGGGCTTGTTTAACATTATCCTCGAATGATAAATTGAATTTATTTTCACTTTTTAATATAACTATAAAAGAAGAAAACTTATCATTTTCTTTATCTCCTATATGTTCATCTATAATATTTTCTGCTTTATTATATACTAAATGTCTTATTGTTTCCTTACTAGAAGAATCATATAAAACAACAGATGGTTTATAATCCTTGAAATCACTAGATTGAACCGTAAGACAACCAGGAACTATTAATTTTCTTCCGTTCTTTTCATATATAAAACCTCTGTGATTATCTCCAGAAATAATGATCGAATACGGATACCGCTTCAATATCTCTTCTGCAGAATGAGGATCCTTGGGAAGAAAACTATCCGAATAGATTAACCTGTGCATGATAAGCATATCCGAATCCTTCTTACCCACAACTTCTTCTCCACCGTAGGGTAAATATGCAAAATAATCTTTAGCCAATCTGATGTTCGTTCTTTTATCCTTAGCTAAGAGCTCCAAAGTACCATAAGAGGAATACTTGGTAAGCTCCTTTTCATTATGACCCCATAGATCGTGTTGGCCTGGTATTATATAAAATATTATCTCTGAACACAACATTTTATCCAGTAACATATTTAATACATAACTAGGCACTTTGTATGTATGAAAAATGTCTCCGGCTATTATAATATCAGCTCCATTTTTTTCAGCTATATTTATTACATCAGAAACAACTCTTTCCATAAAAACAAGCCATTCATCCTGTTTTTCAGACCTGCAAATAGGAACAGACGCTCTTAAATGCCAATCAGCTGTAAATATAAATTTCTGCATCGTTTAACTCCTTATTCTTCTCCCTCTTCCATTTTTCTCTGTATATCATCCAATATCTGTTGTATTCCCCCATCAGCCACGCCATCGGGAATATCTTTTCCTACATATTCATATATAAATACACGAATCCCGAATACACGCACTGTCAATAAAGTAACATCTATATCATTTACATAATAGGTTGTTTTCTGTATAGATACAGGAATAAGAATAGTAGGAAAATCAATCAAAGTTCTAAAAAACAATTTTCTTCTAATTCTATTATTCTGCAACACTTAAACCTCCAGTCATTTTATTGCCACATAATGGACATATTTCAGGCATTCTCTTTTTTAAAGAAATTAGATTTTCTTTGTTTCTTTTTATTGTTATTATGCACCCTTTCAAGAAACAAACATCACCTGATAATTCCTTTTGTATTTTTGTTTTTCTTTTACATTCCTCCCTTAAAAGACATAATTTATTATATTTATTCTCAATTGTTTCTATATCTATTCTGCTTATTAACTGTTTATATCTTTTAAAATCATCTACATATTCTTTTAACAAGACCAATTTTTCTTTATTATTCTCTATACCTTCAATTAACTTCTCTACTCTTTTTACAATGGATTCTGCTTTTTCTATTTTTAATGATACTGATTTCAAATTTTTATCATTTTCTTTATAGGCATAAATATCTTCTTCTATATCAGAATAAATATTCAGGTTTTCATTTCTTCTTTTTTCAACCAAATCCAGCCTATCTGATAGTCTCCTGGCTCTTTCCACCCAAGAAAGATCCTCTATTCTTTTTACTTTCTCTTCTATCTCTTCCTTTATATATTTAATTTCCTTTGATAACTGTCTCTTATCACTTTCGATCTCTGAAAATATAGTATCTATCACATCTAATCTTATGATCTTATTCAAATATTTTGATACTTCGGCAGAACTCTGTGATAATAAAAAAGGAGGAGTGTGTTGTTTATTAACATTTATATCAGAAATATTCAATATTTCTAATATCTTCTCTGGAACATCATATCCGAAATTACTGAACTTTATTTCCTTACCATTGTCTACTAAAACATATTCATTAATATCTTTACCTTTCCTTCTGATGATTTCCTTGTTGTCATCTAAAATTAGATGGACAGAACATTCTTTTTGTATAGAATTATCGTCCCGGGCCCAGAAAGAGACAAAATTCGTGCCCAAAGGTCTGTTTGTTAATACCCAATCTATAGCTCTGATAATAGCACTTTTACCAACATCCGTGGATCCTACAATAAGATTTATTCCGTTAGAAAAAGAAAGTTTTGTATACTTATGACTCTGAAAATTCTTGATTATTATTTCTTTTATCATTTTTGCATCTCCCGAACGATGTTTTTTTCATCTACTTCAAACACCCAGTCCTCCAGATTATTATTCTTTAACGGAGCATAGAAATACCAGATAAACACGTTCACTTTCATCTTCAAGAACCAAGCTCTAGTCTCTTCATTACAACATATTTTTGTAATATCATAGACACAATCGTTTGGTAAAGAAGGACAAGCTTCCTTACAAATATCCAGAAGCAATTTTATAAACTCTCCCGTATTATATATCATAACATTATATACATCTCCCCTTTCTTTGAACTTGTAATTATTAATATCTATTTTTATCCGCATCATATTCTCCCGTTTATTTCTCTCTTTTCAGGAAGAAACAAACAGCTAAACCAACAGGTGCTATTATATCTATGAACAAAGCCGGGAAAATAGATAACCAGAACTGAATAATATCTTTTGATGTTTTTAGAATGTTGGCTAACCAGAAATAAAAATCTTTTATCTCTTTCTTTTCCTCTTCTATAAACATCTCTGGTGATTCTATTATCCTTTTCTTCATTTCTTCCCTTACTTTTGTTAATTGTTCACTGAGATTATTCAAATCTCTATTTACCCTGGTCATCCTCCACTGAAGATCATTATAATAAGGCCTATTTTGTCTCTGTATTTCTATATCTTTATATTCTTCCAGCAATGATAATGTTGAGTCTTTTACCTTGTTTTTTTCTTCTATTTGTTTTAAAAGTGTTTCTTCCTCCTTTTTTAGCACTTCAATTACCAGTAGATCAGATTTATAACTCTTCTCCTTTTCTATACTCTCTTTTTCCAATATCATTCTTTTATTGTATTGTCCTGCTATTGTACTTCCCATTGAAAAAACAGCAACAATAATCCATAGTATTATAAATATTGAAATTAAGGTTATTCGATTATCTTCCCAGAACAAAATAATTAATTGAAATGATAAAACAGAAAACATTATCATGAGTAAGGAAAGAAAAACAGATAAAAACCTCGGAAGAAATTCAAATAACCATACACTTGTATAATAGCAGGACATAATGGAGGCTCCTATTCCTATAATGCCCATCATCATCTTTATTATTATTATAGAAATAGTAGAAATGTCAAAATTGTACAATTTCTTTTTTTTCTTTTTTATCTCTTTTTCAAGAGATTTCATTATTATCTTAGTTTCATTCACCGGTAAAGATAAAGCCTCAGCTACAAGTTCTATAGGTGGTGTTTCATTGTAATATTTTTTCAGATCCATTATAACATTTTTTACTTCCTGTTTAGTCAAAAAAACCTCCAATAACTCTATTAACTCTTTTTTCAGCAATTCTTACATATTCTTCACTAATATCAATACCTATATAATGTCTATTTAACATCTTTGCAGCAACGATAGTTGTTCCAGAACCAACAAAAGGATCCAAAACAACTCCTCCTGCAGGACTTCCTGCTAGAATACAAGGAGTTACAAGTTCTGGACAGAAAGCTGCAAAATGATCATGCTTAATAGCCCTCGGCCTTACAAACCATACAGACCTCCTGTTACTCTTATCTCTGAAATTATACATATAAGAAGTAATACCATAATTGAATATTTGCCCCTTGCTATTCCTACCAAAAGTAGGATATTTACTTCTTTCTTTAGAGGAATCTGCTGATTTCTCGGTTACAGAATCCATATCAAAATAATAATTCTCAGACTTACTTAGCAAAAAGATGTATTCATGAGATTTGGTAAATCTGTCTTTGACCGATTCAGGCTTCACATTTCTCCATCGGATATCACCACTACATCCTTTTACCCAGATTATATCCTGCCGGAGGAACCAGCCATCTCTTCTTAAAGAAAACGCAAGTTCCCAAGGAATACCTATTATATCCTTTCTCTTAAGACCTGCTTCCCTGTTTACTTTTATCGGTAAGGATTTTCTGCCCTTCTTTTCTTTCTTTCCGAACTGCTCATGCTTTTTAAAATGATCTTTCATTGGATTACCGGCTCCCCCACTTGCCGGCATAAGAATCACCAATATTTAACCATAAAGTACCGGCGGGTTTTAGAACTCTTTTTACTTCCCTGAAAATATCAACAAGATGTTTAATGTACAAATAAGGTGAGGGCTCTTTTCCCAAATCTCCCAACCATGCATAACATTTACTACAAAAATAAGATACAATTTTATCCCCTCGTATATCCATTTTACTAGCTTGCTTATCTGCTCCCGTATTAGCATTATATCCTTTTCCTCCTCTTGGGGGATCCTCATTCAAAGACCAATCGTGTACACAATTTTCATCACCACCCCACACGATTGGTTTCGTTAGATAACTTCTGAGCATATAATAAGGAGGAGAAGTTATACAAACATCTATAGAATTTTCCTCTAATTTCTTCAAAATGTCCAAAGCATTTCCCAGATATATTTTATCTAATTCCATTTATATATCCTTTCAAAAACAGACCAGTACATAATGACAACCGGTTCCTTTATCGATTTTCTTTTATAAACAATCAACCAATCGGTGTCCTTCTTTTTATTTCTCTCTGCCTGCTCAATCGTCGGGAGAAAATCCAGTTTTTCGGATGATTTACATTCTATACTAAATGGAAATCTTTTCAAGGCTTCTCCTCTTAAAACAATATCAACTCCTTTCTGCCCCATTTCTCTTGAATGAATCAAGCAATTATCATCCTGTTGATCATATTTAATATTTAACAGAAAAGCCAGTCTGGTACAAATCCATTTTTGTAGATTTCTTCCTTTGGACTTGGCCGAACTGATCTTTATCCTTTTCTCTGAATTAATCAATTTCTTGATTATCTTACTGGATATATTAGTTGAAGATAAAATATCTCTCAATTCTCTCACTTCTTTTATAGAAAAATTAATCCATCCCATATTTTCGTTTCCTCCTGACAACAATACTTTCCTCTATTTTCTCCCATTTCTCCATAACTTTCTTTGTCAGCTCTTTTACCCTTTCCTCACAAGCTTCTATGTACTCTATAAGACTGTTCCTGTCAAATTGTTTACCTTCATATTCTATGTTGTTACTAGCTTTAAGTAAATCTCCTCTTTTCCCTCTCAAATCATAAAGGAAATCAATATTACTTCCTATATTATCAATACCATAGTCAAAAAGCAAAGAAAGAACACATTCCCTGTACGGTTTAGGAGCTTTCAGCTTTGTTGTTTTTGCTTTTATTACCGTTCCTATAGCATTTCCTCTCACATCGATAGTGGAAAGTTTAGCCAACCACAAAACTGCATAAGCATAAAAATCTAAAGCTTTCCCTCCAGCTCTGGTATATTTCTCAAATGATAAAACATCTATATTATATCTTATCTGAGAAATTATAATTAATAAAACATTTTTATCCTCAAAATCATCAGCTAATGTCCTGAAAAACTCCTGAGACAGAAATTTAGCTGTCTCCATTTTATAACTGCCTTTCTCAAGCTTTTTTCCTTGCTTATAAGCCCTGTATCTTTTATCAGCTAACTCTTCTATCTCTTCGGAGGAAAGACCATCCAGAGAATCTACTACATATATACCGATTTCATTCTTCTTGAGAGAATCAAGGAAAGCTCTTATATTACAAAACAAATCTTGTATAGTATTGCTCTTATATCTCTTGCTTTCATCTATTGGAATAATTTCTATGCCATACAATCTTTTAGTGTCAAATGAAAAACCACTCTCACAATCATCATATACCCATTTCAGTTTTTCTTTGTGTTTGTAATAACTAGAAGCTATTATTTCACATGCAATCCATGTCTTGGCTGTGGCTTTATCTCCTACAATGTTTATTATCTTCCCAGAGGGAAAACCTGAACCTTTCCCACCACCAACTACTAAATCCAATAAATCACTTCCAGTACTAAACCATTCTTTCTTCTTCATTCTATTCCCCATCATTTATTTATGCCCCCATTAGAAAGGGGGCACATAATCTCTTCCAAAAGCTCTACATTGTTTCCAGACTTTGCAATCATCACATACATCATACTCATCACAATCTCGTCCAAATACAAGACCATAAGGACATTCTTCCACATTTGTTTCTTTACTCTTTCTTGTTTTTCTCTGCGGAACAGGCTTTCTGTCACTTACTTCTTCTTCTCTCTTCTCTTCTACTTTGTCATCAACTTTATCTTCCTCTATATCTCTTCTTACTCTTCTTCTTGTAAAAATTCTTCCTTCTTCTTCATTCTCTTCTTTCATCTCTTTTTCTTCATTTTCAATAGGGAGATCATTACCGGTAAGGATACCCATAAGCTCATTGTAGTCCCTGAGTATAATGTACTTATCAAAAGATATGGCCTTTCTCATCAGCTCTTCAGTAATCTGAAAGTTTTCTCTCTTATTGAATACAAAATCTTTGTATCTTAGTGCTTCCCTTCCTTCATAGGAAACTACAGAAGTTCTAAATTCAATTGTGTATCCTTTTTCGGGATCTGCAAAATCGAGATAAGGACCTATTCCTCTCCTGTTCCCCTCATATTTAGCCTTTTCTATCAATTCTTTTTCAAAAAGAAAATGGCTTACTTCAAACACTAGAATTTCTACCTTTTCTTTCATCGCATCAACGACATTATAAACAACCCTTCTTTTTGCTTTCATTTGAAGATATTCTTTATCTTCTCTTCCGAACTGTTTTACCCTTTCAGTTGCATATTCACACAAAGGACACGGTTTCGAGTAATTTTTGGCTAAACATACACAATCAATCCCTACAGCTCCAACATTCCTGTGCACCCAGATATCCAGCGTGTAATCATAAGAACCAATTTTGGCCTTGTTCTTCGCTACCAAAGGATGTTTCTCAGATAAAATTTCATACGGAACAATATCTATAGCTCCATATTCTTCCTTTGGCGGTTTGTAAATTTTTAAATTCCCAATCTGAGACAAATCCAAGTAAGTTATGTAATCCCTACTTTGATGATCTCCATACCTTTCATTTAATAATCCCATCTTTTTCACTCCTTGTTGTTAAGATTTTTTCTTATTTCTTCACTTACTGACATATTATTTATACCGTTTTCATTGTAATAACCTCCTATCCATAATTTTACTAAATTCTGTACTTCATATTTTCTGCTTTCTAGTACAGACATGAATGCTTCCAGCATATAATATTTTTCTCTTACATCCAATAATTCTTTTTTCTTTTTAACTACAGCTCTATCAGTTTCTACCAAAGAAGAAATTACAGATTCCGTAACTTTCAGGTCTTTCAGGTCTCTTGGGGGAAATCTTCTAAAAAACAGATCCTTTTCTGCCATCAGTTTCTTAAGCTCATTCTCTTTCTTATCTCTTTCCGCTTTTGTTTGAGCATATATTTCTGCAACATAATCATGAAAACTGACATTTTTAACACATTCTTCTTCTAACTTGAATCTATTGATCTTTAAATCTTCCCTGTTAATATCAATAATATCATTCATTTCCATAATCCACTCTCCTGTTATTTATATTTATTTATATTACAGGCTTTCATGCAATAATACACTAAGCCAGGAAATCCTGAATAAAACAATGGTTCTTTAAATATTTCAATTTTTTTAAATGTGTTAAAATCTTTTTTACCCATAACGGTTTTTGCCAGATAACCTAAAATAGCCCTTCTTATTTTTTCCACATCTTCTTTCTTATTTTCTAAAATCCTTAAATCATGCGATACTTTGCTCCAATCAGTTCCATTATAAATATCTCTACATAAGTTAATAACTTCAATAGAATCTTCAGTTGAAACAATATCTTTTATATACTGTATTTGATCTTTCTTATCCTTTATCCCGGAAACTGTTTCCAGAATAACAAGAGCTGTTCTAGGCACACCTTCACTTTTGCTGGTAATTAAATCAAGAACCTCTCCAGATACATTATAATTTTCCTGTTTTTTTATCTTTCTGAGCATCATATATAATTCTTCATGATTCAAGGGATAAAAAGTGAAATGAGCACATCTGGTATGTATACCTTTTATAAGCTTGTTCGGTTCAGTAGTGCATAGTATAAAATATACATAAGATGGTGTTTCTTCTAATGTTTTAAGAAGAGCTTGCTGAGCATCGTTGGTTAAACCATGTGCTTCATCTATTATAAAAAGAATGTTTCTACCATCCATCGGTTTATATTCAACTTGTTCGACTATTTCTCTTATAGTATCAATTCCTCTTGTATTGGAAGTATTATATTCCCTGAGAGAAAAACCATCAGCACCGATTCTCTTTGCAATAATCCTGGCCATTGTTGTCTTTCCACAACCATAAGGGCCTGAAAAAATATAAGAATGCGGTCTTTCCTCTTTATCGAATAGTGATTTCAAAGTAGTAACACATTCTTTGTTCCCAACAAACTCATCGAAGTCTTCAGGTCTTACTCTCTGATATAAACTCATCTTACACCCCTCTGTTCTTCTTATTACACTCATTACAAACATAATAAGCATCTTTATCTATTTCATCATTTTTTATTTCTTCAATTGTGAAACCAAACTGTTCCATTTTGTAATCTAGTTCTTCAATATTATCAGCATCTATTTCAATCACTTTGCCACAAAATACACAAGAAATTGCGTAATACATCATTCTTCACCTATAAAACCATATTCTTCTATACTAGCTAAAGATCCATTTATCTTTGTTTTCGACTTTTTCATTTTTAAAGGAACCACAATCCAGGGCCAATCCTTTTTTATCTTTTGTGTTCCATAAAAATGAACAAGTTCATCTATTTCATTTTCTTCTTCTGGTAATGCATCAAACATTATTTCATCATGAATCTGTCCAATTATCTTAGACTTCATACGTCTCTTTTCAATTACTCTCTGGACATCAATCAAAAGCTTCAATAAACAATGAAAAGCTGATCCCTGAAATGGATAATTAAATATTTCATTCTTCCCCAGTGGAAATCTGTATTTGAAATTAGTCAATGATTTTATATAACCATCCCTCTCATATTCCTTGATCTTCTCTCTTTTATATTTATAATAGCCCCTGAAATCTTCTAACCAGAATTCCTTTTCAATCCTTTCAATATGAATCATGAAATCATAAATATTTATTATCTCTTTACTCTTCAAATGTTCTTTAATTTCTTTACTTATACCATTCCAGATATTGACAGATATATTTTTCCAATAATCACCATAAAATTCCGGAAATACAAATTGATTCTTAGCCATATATCGAATTTCTGCTGTTATTTTTTCTTTCGGTAATAAAAATATTTTTTCTGCCTGATCTCTGTGCATATCTTTATTATCATCAAAAAGATAATCAATAAGCTTTTCATCCTTCGAGTAACAAGCAGCCATGGCTACTTCTATTCCAGAATAATCATAAGCTAAAATTATATTACCTTTTGATGGAATTATAATATCTCTTATTCTCTTTCCTATTTCCTTTTCCTTTTTCGGTATATTCTGAATGTTCGGGCTATTGGAAGAAGAACGATATGTCTTAACATTAAATAAACTAAAAAATGGATATATCTTTCCCCCAATTATTTCTCTTTTGTATTGTTCAATGTAGGTATTTTTCGCTTTTTCCCATTCCCTATAATTCAACAAATCTTTTGCAAAAGGATGTTTTATTTCCTGTAATACTTCTTTATCTATACTTTCTTTCCCCTTTGCTGTGTATTTGATTGGTTTTATTTCTAAAATGTCAAAAAACACCTTTTTCAAATGTATAGGTGAGTTTATATCAAATTTCTTCCCCTCCCAGTTTGCTATAAAATCATAAGAAAATATTTTTTCATGATATTCATTGATTTTATCTGAAATCTCGTTTGCCACTTTATTCATCTTATCATCATCAATACAAATCCCGTTATACTGAACCTTAGCCAAAGCATTAGCTCCTTCTGTCAGGAAAAATAATCCTTTTTTCAGATCATCATCAATTAATTCTTCATATTTCTCTTTCAATTTATATGTAAAATAAGAATCAAGAGCACAATAATATAATAAATCTTTTATTGGAGCAGAATCCAGTCTATTAAAGGCATTAGCGCCATACCTTTCCTCCTCTTCTCTAGTTGCTGTCATATATTTATCAATAACACTATCATAATTCAGCTCACCAAATTTAACATATACAAGATATTTTAAATTATTTGGTTTCCTGTTATTATAACAATGCGCCATCAGGATAGTATCATATTTCAGATTATTTATCCAAATACCTAATCTTGCTTTAGTCCATACCTGTTCAAATGAAATATTATGAGCTATTTTCTCTGAATTATTACTCAACAAAGATTTTAATTTTTCCTTGAACTCAATACCATCAAAAAATGGAAAAGCATAAGATTTCTCACCATTTGAAAAAGAAAGACAAAGAATCTCCTGTCCTCCCCTTTGTGGTTTTCTGCCAGTAGTCTCATAATCCAAAGCAAATAAATTCCAAGTACCGATTTCATCTAACCAGACAACAGCCTTGTTTTCGTCTGTTGTTGTTTCTATCTTATCCAAGTAATCAACAACAGGAAAATCTCTATTTAAATAAGTCAAACCCTCCTCTATATTCTTTTTCCACATATTCATTATAATTGATCCATCCGCATCTTCCAAACTTCTCAAAATGGAGGATGGATGATATATAGGGACAATCCAACAACCGAGTTCCTGATCGGGAATAAAAGAACCAGTCCAATTTCCGAATCTATCCTTCTTACCCGTAACATTTGCTCTTCCTTTTAATCTATAACCTATAACAGCATCAAAAGCTATACTTCCTATCAGGAATATTAATTTTGGCTGTAAGTCTCTTATTTCTTTCTTTAAATATTTTCTGCAAGCATTTATCTGAACTTTGGTAGGTGTCTTATTTCCGGGAGGACGACACTTCACGGCATTTGTAACAAAACAATCTCTATCGAATATTATATTAAACTCTTCAAAAACCTCTCTCAAAAACTTACCGGTCTTTCCAACAAACTGTATTCCTTTTTTATCCTCCTGTTCTCCGGGAGCCTCTCCTACAATCATTATTCCTTTTCTGCCATAACCGGAAAATTTCATTTTTGGAAAAGTACAAGATTTATAAAGGCCACAATCCTGACAAGTAGAAGCCTTATCATGTTTTCTACTATCGTTATTTGATATTTTAAGAGAAAAGTCCATGGCTTTAAAAAAAGACTTGTTCATTTTTCTTCCACCATAAAAGAGAAAAGAGAATTATCAGAAACAAAAATAATATATTCTACTTTATTATCTACCCCTTTTGAACATGAAAATGTAATATTTTCATAAATTAAAACACCATGTTTGAAGAATAATAAAGGAATCAAAATAACTTTCTTGTCTTTTATAATTTCTTCCTTTAAATCTATCACATCAAAAATTCCTCCCTTTTCATTCTCGGAGAAAAAAGATACCTCCTTTCCTTCTACTTTCAAGTTGAAGAAAGCCCTTCCGGATTCTTCCATCTTAAAGAGAGCTATTCTATCTATAGCACTTTTAATTCTATCCTTTTCTTCTAATTTTATTTTAAATATTTCTTTCGTCCCCATTATTTCCTTATAAACATCATCAACTTTTTCAGAGGGAAAAGAATCAACATCCAAAGATCTACAACCAAAAATTGAATTTCCTCCCTTGAAAAACAACCAATCAGCTTTCTTGGTATATTCGGACAGGAATTTATTTTTACTCAGAAAAGAAACAACATTTTTATTCAACCAAAAAGGATTTTCTATAAATGGCTCTTTCATATCTAGTACCGATATGAAAAAACCATCACATGCTTTTAAGACATTTTTATCTATGAAAACACCAGGCAACCTGGGAAATTTATAACCATCAATGTGTGAATGTAATAAACCATCGAAAAACAATTCAGGAACATTTTTCCAACTAAGTTTATCAATATTATCGAAGTTTGCTTCTATAAGTGTATAAATTTGTGTATCTATCAATGGAATATAGCTTTTTATCTTTTCTGCATTAATATATAATCTTTCTTTTTTAGGACTTATTTCTAGAATAGAATTTTGTGGATATTTCGATATAACTCTATGCATATCTTGTATTCTCACACAAAAGAAATCGCAAGAATCAGATAATGTGCGAATAACTATTTCTCTGTCATTATAAGAATACATCTTATTTCCATTGATAACTACAGTATCAGTTCCTTCAATAAATGAAGCAGAACGATCTACTGCATGTAAGCAAAAATCAATAGCTTCTAACATTTCTTCTCTACTGATCTTCATCTTCATTATCTCCTTTAGCTAATGATAATATTCTTGTTTCACAATACTCAAATGTTTTTGAAAATAAACACTTACATTTAGGACATATATATTCTTTTATCAATTCCATTCCATCAGAAGAAAAATACGTCCTTGTATTAAGAAAACCATTTTCCTCTTTGTTACAGTTCGGACAACTAAGCATCTTCATTTACCTTCGTCATATAAACATTATCCTTCAACTTCTTCTCAATATTAAAAATTAACGATAAAAGAATATTTTGATTAAGCTCTCCATAAACTATTTGAGCTTTCATTTTATTTATTGCTTCCATTACATCAACAAAACCTTTTTCTGTTATTATAGGATCGTCATACATGCTTTTATTCTCCTTATATATTCAAGTTTAGCTTCTGCTTTATTCATTACTTTTTTCCAATCCTTGTATTTATTAGCCCACGTTTGATTTTTTACCCACTTGTATGCCCTTTCGACCTTTTTTAAATCTTTTTCCTCGTTTTTATATACATGCTCCATGACTTTAGCAAAATCCTCAGCCCTTACCAATCTTCTTATAGTTCCATTGTCAATGGAACCATAACAGATATACTGCCCCTCTGGTGTAACAAGATTACCCATCTTTCCACCAGCTAATATCTCATTTAAACTGCTGTTTCGAGGAAAGATTATATGTCTTTTACAAGCCATAGCCTCTAAAACGCTTAAACCAAATCCCTCTCCCAAAGTAGTGGAAATAACTACATTAGCAGTATTATAAATTTTGTTCACAACCTCTTCCGTATATCCAAAAGAAGCAGAATAATTAACTGGAGCAAACCAATCTTTTCCATATTCAAGATCAAAAAACTCAGCCATTTTTATAAGGTTTCCTCCCTGATCTTCTATAGCAGCAAGCAGAAACAGCAAAGCATTATTACATATATATTTTTTGAAAAGATTAAAAGCCTCAAAAGTTCTTAACAAATCTTTTCTTGTTTGATTTCTATTCACATTCAAGATAATATACCTGTTCTCTAATGAAACAGGACCTATAAAACATTCTTTCTTAAATCTTTCTATCTCCTCTTTTTCCAACGGTTTGAAAATATCCGTATCCACACCATGATAAATTACATCGATTTGTTCCAGACTTTTTTTATATTTCATACATTGTGATTTGCCATAATAAGTATAAGCCACAGGGAAATCAACTTTACTTATGGTTTCTACCCATTCTTTTCTCATAGAACAGTCTACAGGAAAGTAGTAAACAGAAACAAATTTCTTAGAACTTTCTAATTTCTCATTACACTCTTTTACTTTATCTATAATTGTTTCTAACGTAAATGGATCATGCATAATCCACAGGAAATCATATTTGCCCGTGGATAACATATCCAATAATTTCTGCCTGCCGAGAAGATCATTATATCTTTTATTGAGATTTCCTTTGGCTGGATAAATATTTACTTTTTTAAAATTATGTGGATCTCCATTATAATTAATCCCTAAGACGTCTATTTCGTATTCCTCACGAAAAAATCTAAGGAGGCTTCTGGCCACCATTGAAAAACCGGTAAATCCGGTAGGTGTATCTGACCACCACAAAATCTTTTTCATAATACTTCCCCCTCTTGTTTTATAATAACAATATTAAAGAAATAAATCAATACTTTTTTATAAAAATGAACCATTTTTTTTATCTCTTTTCTCTTTTGCCTCATCTTTTTTATCATATAAAACTTTATCTATTGGTAAAGCATCTATATAAAATTTTCCAATATCAAGACAGGATAAACATAATAACTCCTTATTAACACCTTCTCCTTCCCTCTCAGATAACACTTCCATTCTGAAAACTGAATTTCTTCTGTCAACTCTGCTCTGATTAATACCTATCATTCTGGTAACATGAGCCAACTTTCTTATATCCTCTGCCACATTCTCCTCAGACACATCACTATTTATACTGCCCCTGTTTGATTGCGATACAGTAAATATACATATATTTCTCTCTAGAGCCAACCTTCTTAAATTTTTCCATACATAATCAATTTGATGCCTGTATTCCATGTTTTTATCAACAACAATTAAATCAGCATAATCAATAAAAATGACATCAGGAATAAAAGAATAGTAATATTCCAGAATATCGAAATGAGCCTCTAAATCCTCAACAGAACAACTATTGGCAGGCAAGTTGAGCAACTTTGCTTTCCCTTCTCTTAGATATTTCTTTATTCTTTTCTGTTCTCTTTCTATTCCATTCCTATCTAGTGGAAAACCTTCTCTATGCTCCAGAGAATACTGTATTTCAAAATAACCATCATCCACTTCTTCAAAATATGGTATTCTTACATCCATACTCTTCTTAGGTCTTCCAGTAAAAGACTGCCAGATTCTTCTTAGAACTTGTTCTCTTGTCATTTCCATGGAAATAAAAAGAACATTGTTTCCATAGGTAAGAGCACATTCCATAGAAAAAAGCAAAGCCCATGTTTTCCCTCTTTTAGTAAAAGCTAAGAAAGATATAAAATCTCCTCTATTACAAAAACCAAAAATATCTCTCATTTCTCCAGGAAAACAAAAAAGACTATCTTTCTCTTCATTAAACGCCTTAATAATTGCATCTGTATCTTCAATTATATCTACATCTTCTATCGTATTACTAGTTACCCTTTTATATTTTGTAATATTCTGTTCAGCCTTAAGAAGATTATTACTTTGAATGTTTGTCTGTACATCTTCAACAAGAACTTCTAATGATCTCTTTTTCAAATATTCTATAGCCGTATCAAGCAGGTATTTTGTGTTAGTAGTTGTATATTCATCTGAAAGATTAGCAATAAGAGAGCCTATTAGCTTTGCATCATCTTCGTCCTTAATAGCATTCTTTTTGTTGAAAAAGATGTCTTCTATAACATTTTTTGGTGATTCCTTATACCTCTCATAATATTCTATAATCCATTTAGCCAGAATTCTTGAATATCTGGATTTGAAATAATTTATCTTTAATACCGGCAAAATACCACAAAGAAATTCTGAAGATACAATCATATTTATGAGTATTTTTTTCTCGTGATCGATATGCACAGGACTACGTTTAAACATTTTTCAGCCTTTTCTTTATCAGTAAATCAAGAATGTCTTCTTCACCAAAGAAACTGATATCTTCCTCCTTATCGAGTATTCTCTTTACAAGCTTGAACTTCTCTGTCAAAGCCAAAGCCATTTCATCCTCTACCGTTCCTGGAGCTATCAAATAATAAATCTGTACATTGTCTTTCGTTCCTATTCTATGACACCTATCTGTTGCCTGTTCCATATCAGCTGGAACCCACCAAAGCTCGGAAAAAAGAACCGTGGAAGAAATAGTTAAATCTATTCCCAAACCAGTTGCCAGAATTTGACCTAGAAAAATCTTAATATTGCTATCATTATTATAAATCCTTAAAAGATATTCCCTCTGTTTCATAGGAACAGAACCATCTACAACAACCGTAACATTACGAAAGTAAGAAAAAATGTCTTTTATTACATGCCTATGATATGCAAAAATTACTATTTTATCTCTTTGCTTTATCAAAGAGTCTATATACTCTAACATACTTTTTCTCTTTGCCATATAGGCAATTTCTTTCAAATGCTCAAATTTATTCTTTATCTCCATTTTCTTTATTTTCTTTTCCGACTTGATTATTTCTCCTATCTTTTCATTCTCATAAGCATATTCTGAAATATATTTATCATCAAGATCCAAAGGTATTATAAACTTTTGTTTCTCTGGTATCTCCGATAAAACATCCTCTTTTTTCCTTCTTAAAATATATGGTTCTACTAAATCAACTAATTCATCAATGTTAGAAGCACCATCAAATTTCCAACCCCATCTAGTCAGGACAGGGTTACAATATCTCTGTAAAAAGTGCCATCTATTAAAAAATATCTTTGGTGCAATGAGAGATAATACATTATATAATTCTCTAGGTCTGTTCCTTAGTGGTGTTCCAGATAAGAAAACTTTATACTTAATCTTTCTTGCCAAGGAAATAAAAGCTTTCGTTCTTTTGGCTTTATGATTAGAAATATATTGAACTTCATCCCCTATTATACAATCAAAACCCTCATCCAGTAATTCCTGTAAATGTTTGTATAAAATATCGTAACTTATTATTATAACATTGCTTTGTGGTTTATACTTGTAAAATATTGCAGATGATATATCTCCCCATTCTAAAAGTTCTCTCTGCCATTTTATTCTTATAAACGAGGGACAAACAATTATGACTTTCTTGACATCTTTCCTTATCCTAAGCCAGGAAACAGCTTGAGCTGTTTTCCCTACACCCATATCATCCGCTATAATGCAGTTACCATCAGTTCCCTCGATAAACTCTATTCCCTTTATCTGATAATTAAATAATCTACTGTCAACTGCTTTCCTGTCTATTTTCTTGAAAATTTTTCCTTTCTTGTTTTTCTTTCCTTCATCAACAGAAAAATCACCTTGTTTTGCAAATCCTAACGAAAGAAGCCTTTCTACATTTTCTCTTGAATTTCTAGCAAACCATGTTTTAGTACTGGATACGAAATATCTGTTATCCAATCTTTTGATTCCTAAAAGAGTTCTTTGAAAATCATCTCTATCGAGATTGTTAAATTTAATCTTCAATAGACCACTATACTTATCTAATTGAAATACTTTCATAAAAGTTTCCTTTTCAATAATCTAGCTTCAATATTAGACATATCAGCTACATCCTTGTATTCATTAAGTCTGATTATTTCTACCTCTTTTACCCCAACCAAGGACAGTTCTTCACCATATCTATTTGCTCTTTTCTGAGCCTCTTCTTCATTGTCAAATAAAATAAAAACAGAATCAAATTGAGACAGAAGACATAACTGTTTTTTCGTCATATACATTCCACAAGAAGCCACACAATTATTTCCCAATTTAAAGACATCAAAAACCCCCTCCACAAGTATAACTTTATACCCATCTACTTTATCTATATTGAAAAGGAAATCTTTTATATCAACCAGTGAATCTTCAGGTCTAGCTGATAAGTATTTAGGTTCCTGTTGTTTATAAATAGCCCTCCCTTGAAAAGTTACTATTCTCCCTCCGTAATAAAAGGGAATTATAATTCTATACTTATATATTCCCGTATAACCACCACTTCTAAGATCAAATTCTTCAACAAGTTCTTTCCAATCAAAACCCCTGTTACTTAAATACTTTTTCTCATTTTCATTCAGGGGCAAATCAGGAATGTTAATATTCCTCTTGATTTCCTCAGTTGTTTCTCCATACTCAACGCTATCAGAAAATAATTTATATATCCTATAAGCTTCTTCCTTGGTAACAGAAAGCAAACCCATTATTGAATTGACTATCGAAACATGACCACAAACCCAACAAAAAAAATAACCTTTAATCAGGTTGAAACCAAGATGGTTGCTGACGTCATCATGGAAAGGACACTTCATTCCTATCCATTCTCTGCCTACATTTTTTCCCTTTTCCGTATAAGGTATTTTATACTCCTTCAAGAAAGAAACACAATCAAACATCCAATCTTTCCAGCAAGGCTGTTACATCTAAAGCTAGTTTTGTTGTAAATGATTTATTATTTGTTAGAATATATGTATAAAAATGATCTATAGCATACTTCAAGTTGTTACTCTCATCATCATGGAATTTTCTTTCCATCAGGATGAGTTCTTTTCCTGTTTTATTAAATGGATGATCATATATAACAACTTTTCCCGAATAATCTTTATTGTGTGGAGAAAAAATATAAGCATGCGTTGTACCATAGAAATTGACGGATAATTCTTTACCAGGATAATCCAAACTGGTAAATATCTTTATAACCAATTTCTCTTTTTTATGTTCTAAGTGAAGAATACCTGTAGTAACAACACCTCCCCAATATTTAAGATCCTCTTTTATTACTCTGAAATTCGATAAGGGCCCGTATAAATAATCAATAATGGGCAGAAAATGAGAAGACAGCAACCAGTAAACACTATATCCATTATATTTTCCCAAGTGTTTAGATTGCATCTCTATATAATTAATTTCCTTTTTTCTGAAAAAAGCTATGATTTTAGCAAGTGTTCTTGAGAATAGAAGAACATAATCAACAACCAACACAAGGTTTCTTTCTTCTGCTATTCTGATAAGTGATTCAGCTTCTCTTGCCTTTCTGCTTATAGGTTTCTCCAGAAAGACATTCTTGCCGGATAGTAATGCCTTCTTGGCTATTCTATAATGAGTATCAATAGGTGTAGCTATAAATACATGCTTTACCTCTGGATCCTTCCAGATCTTTTTCAAAGGAAATTTTGAATCAGCTATATATTTCATGTCAAAAAAATATGGAATATACTTTTTAAGCTTACTTCCCCAATAACCGTTACCAATTAACGCTACTTTGTCTTTCATTTATGTCTCCCTGTTATTCTTCTGTATTCCTTCGTTATATAAATCAATCTTCTTGGAAATAATACCTCTCCATATTTTCCAGTCTTCTCTGCTTATCTCAGGAGTAAAATAATTGAACCCACTTTGATGCGAATACAAAGATAACATCTCCTTGTCTTTTGATAAATCCTCTACTAAACCTTTCTTTCTACAATCTTCATACAATTCAGTGCCTGGATAAGGAGTAAAAATACTTAATGTTATTTTTGAAGGGCAAAGATCCTCCATTACAAATGAAACAGTTTCCAGAATATCATCAATTGTTTCTTCCGGAAAACCGATTATTACGTAAGCCTTCCATTTCATGTTATATTTTTTAAAAATCTCAGCAACCTGTACATAATCCTCTATCTTTTCTCCTTTACCTATATAAGAAAGTATTTTATTCTTTGCGCTTTCAACACCCACATTTATTTCTATACAACCAGAATCAGCCATAACCTTAACCATTTCTTCATTCAAAACATTAGCCCTGCTTTCACAAATCCATTCAGCATCTATAGTATATTTGGTACAAAAATCAAATAATCTCTTTTTGTTAAGAGTAAAGACATCATCCCATATAGTAAAAACATTGTTATTAAATAACGACTTTATATAAGACATTTCCTTGATGATATAATCAGCACTCTTATAGCAAACACTTCTACCTCCGATAAGACGGGTAGAGCAGAACTTACACTTGAATGGGCATCCTCTAGACGTAATAATATGTCCATAAGAATTTCTATATTTATAAGTATCAACTAACATATCATAATCGGGCAAAGGAAGAGAGTCTAAACAGTATTTTCCCGACGGAAGATCCTCAAAATAACCTCTATGTACCTTTACATTATCAAACTTGTCATAATGGGATGGAAAATATGTAGGATGCAAACCACCAACTATTACCGGGATATCATACCTTAATGCTATTTTTATTATTTTTATAGCAGAAGCATACATAGCATTTTTTACAGTAATTCCTATTTGATCCGGCTTTTCTTTTTTTATATATTCTTCTACCTCATCCCATATTTCACTCTTTACATTATCTACATATCTTTCATATCTGAAAATCCTTTCAGAGTAACCCTTATAGGCGCATCTCCTTCTATCTATCTCAAAGTTCTTAATAGTTACTTTTACAGAACCATCCATACATTTAAGCCAAGATCCTACAGCAAGAAGAGACAAGGGAACATATTCCTGTTCAAGTTCATAAAATCTTGAAAACGGGGGATTAATTAATAAAATGTGCATTACATACCTCTATATTTTTTCAGATAGATCAATAGCCCTTTTTACGGCTTCGTCCATATTAATATAATCATACATGGCCAATCTTCCAAGCAAAATAACATTTTGTGGGATCATTTTTTTATATTCCGAGTATAAAAGGAGATTTTCTCTATCCTGAAAAGGATAAAATCTCATATTCCAATTAATTATCCCCTCATCAACAAATGATGTTGTATATAAAGTTGGTTTTTTATAATTATATTTGTCAGAATATTCAGTAGAGATGACAGTTCCATCTTTTTTCTTTGCTGTAGAGGATGAAAAATATGCATGATCTATTTTCCGTATATGCTTTTCGTGATATAAGCAACTATTAATAGCCCCACAAAGTAATCTTACTTTTTTATAATTATATTCAATGTTTAACGATCTATAATAAAGAGGCCCGCGCACACAACGGAACATCTCATCTATACTTCCAGTATATATGTATAAATCAGCCTTCTGTCCCTTCCACTCGTTTTTGTCTACACCTAGATGACAAGGAATCTTGCTTATCATCCGTTCAAACATATTACTGTACCCATCTGTTGGAACACCTTGATACTTATCAAAGAAAAAATTATTACCACTATCATCTGAAATTAAAGGAACTCTATTCTTTATCATATCAGGTAAATTATTAAAGTCCTTCTCCCATTGTTTATAACTGTATGGCTTCATTACATAATTTATTATTATTCTTCTCAATTTCTCATCATTTTCCCAGATTGTAAAATTACTGGCTCTAGCTGGAAGATACAAGGAACCAATTTCCGTTACAGCCATTACGGAATGTTTATATTCATACATATCAGTAAACTGCCTTACAAAATCCCAAACTTCCTTTCTTTCTGTGTGTAAAATATGTCCTCCATATCTATGAATCTTTATCCCGTCATGAGAAACAGAATCAGAACATAACCCTCCGAAAAACGGATTACATTCAAATATTTCAACAGAATGTCCCTTCTTCTTCAAAAGATAAGCTATTGAACATCCCGAAAGACCAGCCCCCACCACCACTACTTTCATACAACCACTCCCTTGTTCTCAAGTATTCCTCTTATATCACTTATCCTTTTTTCCAAGGTAAAATTACTCATTACAAATGCTCTGCCATTTTTTATTATGCTATAAGCAAGATCCTTATTATTTAATAAATCCCTGGCTTTTGCCTCAAAATTATGACAATCAACCCTCACATAGTTTACTCCATCTTCAAATCCCAGGTCTGCCATTTCTGAACACCAATCGGACATTAATACCGTTCCCGATGCCATGATCTCAAATAATTTACAAACAACATATTCCTGCACTGTAATGTCCGTTAATGAAAAAAGATAACTATTTATAAGTTCAGCATAATTATCCCCAACATAAATATCTTTCTTTTTGCTTATGTTATGATAACCTGGATGTGGAATAACATCAAATAAAGGACTCTTGCTTGCTGCTCTTCTCAATGGATAAAAATCAGAGATATAACCAGTTATAAGTCCTTTGTCTTTCTTTTCCTTTATTTCCAGCGATAAATATCTGGATGTTGGAGCAATAAAGGCAGGAACATATTCCGTCTTATGCATATATTCCGGAAAGGACATATAAAAAACATCTCTGTATGTTATCAGAATCAGATCTGATCTATCCAATGCTGCTTTCAAACGTTTATTTACAAACTCCTCTCCTCCATGTATATCCTGAATATATGCAACATAATAAACAGAATCAGGAAGAGACTCTATATTTATCAATACATCAGGAAAAGCATGTTGTGGTGATTTTATAGTGAACAAAATATCTCCCTCTATATCTTTTACATTAAGCTGTGGAGAACATATCAACTTCCAATTAAACTCATCACTCAATGCTTCTGCAAAAAAACTAAGCATGTCTGCAGGATGATTATCTCTCCACAAGCAGGAAGGAATATATACAGTTCCGGAATATGGAGAATCATTAACATATTTAAAAACAGAACCATCTCTACAAGAAACTGTTCGTTTACTAAGACTGTCAGCTACAGTATAATATTTCATTCCAGAACCCTCCGATGCCTCTCTTATCGTTTTATACCTTCCCAGTTCTACATTATCCTTGTAATGAATAATAATATCTTTTTTTCTTTTCCATATTTTTCTTTTTTTATTTGTATTTCCCTTCGTCTTATCCTTTGCTGGTATCGTCTCAGGTAAAGCACCATCATTGAATATATTATCTCCACACCAATCCGATATTCTTACATGTTTAGGAACATCTGGATATTCTCTGCTATGCGGAATAAGATATTCCATTTTCTCAATTCTCTATTATTTTCAAAGATTCTCCAAAATACTTATCAAATGACTGGTTCTTTCTGAATCCATGCGATTCACTAAGTATTGAATCTTCTCCTATATGTTGTACATAACATGGACAGGAAGCATATATCTTGCGTGTAGGAAAACATTTTTTAAGCCACCTTGCTAATAGAATATCTCCACCACAAGTCTCCTCTCTCCTGTCCGCTCTTTTCAATTCACAAGCATATCCCCAGGCATGTTGGGCCCTTAGAGCATGACAAACAGAACCATAATATTTTTCATGAGGATAAATCCATTTATCCTCACCTCTCTCGGCACAATGAAGGACTTCAACATAAGAAGCATAAAAAGCCCACATGATTGCTTCCGGATATCTAGTAATAAATGAATTTACATGAGTTAAAAAATCAGGTCTTACAACAACATCATCCTGCATATATATTACAAACTCAGCTCCTGTATGCACACAGTGCTTTAAGAGCTTGGCCCTGTTAGCATTGGCACTTATTTTTTCCTTGCTATAAAGAATTTCTAACATATCCCAGAACATATAATATTCTTTAGTATAATCACAAACATGAAGCAAACCGTTCTGAGATCCGGAATCCGAAACTACTACGCGTACATCGCTTCGATCAAAAACTCCGGAAAGATATAAACTTTTCAGTGTTGTTTTCAAGTAATTTCTTTTCGGATACCTGTTAACTGTAGTAATCCCTATAATATACTTCATTGATGGCCTCAAGTTTCGTTTTTTAATAAGGAATAAATAGTATTACATTCTAGCCCCATTCGATTACATCTTAATCCCTTATTAAAACACATCGATCGTGGATCAAATTCCGGATTTCTGGCTTTTTTCACTATTTCAAAGAAATCATCAATTTCAGAAGAAATTAACCCCAGGCGAAGATGAGAGGCCGTTGGTGTTGCAACTGTAGAACATGGATAATAATAACCATCAGCTCCTAGAGTTATCTGGAAATAAGAATAAATACACTGATTAAATGTAAATCTGTCTATATCTGTAAACCAAGGATAATTCCAGAATATATAAGGTTTCTCTTCTTTACTTTTTGAAACTAATGGCTCTAACCATTTTTCATATATCTTTTCCTGCGGTATTTCTACTTTATTTTTATATTCTCTTACCTTGCTGAAAGATTGATTATAATGGGCAAAGGGAATTGAAAAACGCAGAGAATCAACACCTATTTCTTTAGCTAAATTACTGATTATTGCAAACTGTTCTGGTGATGCTGTCTCTTCCTCTATCAAATAACCTAATCTTATTGAATGCCCCTTCCCTCCTCTTCTCTCCCTTATTTCAACAGCTTCTTTTAATGAATCTATTATTTCCCAGAAAACATGCTTTTTATTAGTTCTCTTCACTTTAGCCCAGCTCCAAGATACGCCGGCATCCAATGAAACTTGTAAATAAGATTTCCTGTCATTATCAGCCAGAGTATTTATTTCATTTAAAAACTTCGTGGTTGCTTGTAATTCTTTGAGAAAAAATCCACTTGTATGTATTCCAAAGCTGTTTCCATATTCTCTTGTTTTGGCAATAAAGGTAGTCAGATAAGGATTGGTTATTGGCTCAGTATAGGCTCCACCATATATGTGCTGTGGAACCCTGCCACCAATAGCATCTAACAAATGAAGTGCTTTCATTTCCCATCTGCCTAATGGCTTCTCATACAGGGCCCCAGCACAATAACTGCAACGTAAAGGACAAGGGTTGAGATGATCCGATGGTAAGTGTATTTCTAATTGTTTTGGAAAAATAAATTCTTTTTCATTGAAAATAACGTCTACATCATGATTCAAATGCTCCATAAGTTGTTTGAAATATTTATATTCATCAATCCGAGGATCTTCTCTCTCTGTATCACTCATAAACCTGTTATGCTCCTATTTTTTGATGTTTAGAGATTTCATTTACAATTTCTAATCTCCGATTGGAAAAGGATTTAAGTGCTTCCTCTCCGGGATCCAGATCAATTTCCAACTTACGATAACACTGCTCAACAAATTTTTTCCACGTCAAGCTCCTGTATCCTGCATTTCCATTAACTCCACATTTAGATAAGAAGTTTAAATATTTCTCAAATAGAGCTGAAACATCCTTGAACTTCCAGTCAACCCCATACCTGTAATTATAATCAATAATCGCAAACCAGTTATTCTTTATGTATTTGTATACAGAATATAAAGCCAACCACATTGAACCATTATTTATGTCTTTCATTTTCTTTTTACATATCTTAATACTCTTTTCATCCATCAATTTTTTTGCATTTTCAACCGAAAACATATTACTTTCACTAATAGCTTGCGTATAACACATAAGAAATAATGATTTTTTACTTCTCGGATTATATAACCATGTCTTCATATCTCTTGTAAAACTTCCATTCCTATTTTGCCATTTTGCATAAACGTCCATTGCTATCAATAATGCTTCTTTCAATTCATTCCAATCATTTTTTATAACATCTAATATTCCTCTATCAATTCCTTTTCTCATCATCCATTCATCATCTAATTTATTTTTCTTTTCAAATGTTCCACTCACTAAATCAAAAATAATTCTCTCAATTTCTAATAATGTTTTACTTGCTATCGTTCCTTCAGGATTAAGTCTGTGTTTAAAAATTCCTTTTGATAATATATCATTTAATATTTCTCTAGTTTTTTCACTTATGTCTTTAGTCGCATTTATCACCCCCCTCATTTTATTATTCTCTTTAGTTTTAGCATTTTTTTGTTTCATACGTTCTGTCAAAGTATTTTTATAATTAATTTCCCTTGCAGGTTTATATTCAAGTTTTTTTATAGCATCCGTAAGAGCAAAAAGAGATTTACGTCCTTCCGGGGAATAAATAAACATTTTTTTCAAAGGATAAACCTTATCTGTTATCTTGACTCTTTTACCATCAACTCTGAATACTCCACATAATTTATTCAAGCGAAGTGATATGTTCTGTACATCCATCTGGAGTATTTTATTCTCTTCGAGTATTTTGCTTCTGTCTATCCAATAGTATTTTTGTTTGTCCTGTGGGTTTTTAATGAAAGGTGTTACATTAGACCTGATAAAGTTTACAACCCACCGAAGAAGATAAGCATCAAGAAGATCCAATTTTAACTCAATTAGTTTGTCTACCAAAAAATTGAATATTGTTTTCAAATATTCCCCCTCTTTTAAATTCCGGACTTAATATAACATTTTTATTTTTGTATGTCAACCCTTCAAATCAAATCAAATTTTTTTGAAGCTATGAATACCATAAAAAACAAAAATAAAAAAGTCAAGTCCTTTACAAACCTGTATACCTAGGTAGACAGGGCGTTGATAACCTGTTTGTTCTTCTCCCCTCTTCAAAAGGGGAAAAGCTACCTTTTTTGTAATGTATTTTTTTAATAAAAAATGACATTTTTTTGGGGCAAAATGGTTTAATTTTTTTATATTTCTAATTTCTTCTAGAATTAGAAATATGAAAAAATTAATGATCTTCTAGTTATATCATTTTTACTAATATATTTCAAGAATCTAGTATTATATATTTCAGGATATAATTAATATTTCTTATAAATAAATATATCATTATTAATTAATATATCTTATATATATTAATATTATATCATTATTTTTATATCTAAGTAAAAAAATTCATTTAATTATTTACAAAATAATGAAATAATTAAAAAAATGGAAAAATAGCCAACTGTAAAAATATATCGTTGGCATTCAGATACTTTTGTATTATTGTTACCTGAAGGTAACACTTTTATTGTGTTCTAAAATGTCTAATTTGTCCATTATCTAAACACCTTTTTTGAATGAAAAAAAAAATAAAAAATTTCACAAAATTATTGACTGTGACAGCCTTTTTTGGTATCTTAAGTTTGGGGTTAGTTCAGATGAAAAACAAAAAAATTATTTTAAAAAATGATATCCTGGTAATGAGGACTCGGATAATTGGAACAGATATTTATGTCTTCACTGCCTGGTCTCCGATAAAAGATATTCCTTCCAGGGGGGGGTATTCTACGATAACCTTTACTGATTCCAAATGGTATGGTAGAATAGGGACGGAAACCTTTGAAGAAAAAGAATATTCCTTGGCTTATAATTATATCACTTCTTGTTTCTATTTGCCTGCTGAACATTGCAGAATGTCAATGGGAGAAATAGAAATAATATCTCCTAGAGGCAGATTGGGAAGAAAGAAAAGGGGAGAAGGAGTATCGATATGAAGGATGAAAAGATCGTAATTGTATATAAAGTATGCAGAATAGAAGGTGAAAAAATAAAAAGTATGGTAATGGAAGAGACCACATCAATAAAAGATACTGCAAGTATTACTTATGTTGTAGATAAATGGATAGAAGCTCCTCAATGGTTAAGAGACAATGGATATCATATTACTGCTTTTGATAGTCTTCCATCGGCGGAGAAATTTATTACTTCTCTCTATTCTGTTGTTCCCAGCCAATATAAAATATATGAATGTTATGCCTTGGGTTATATTGGTAAGGAGAGTCTTCCAAAATATTGCTATCCTTACAGTGTAATGCAAGGAAAACTGAAAGTATCTCCTGCTGTACATTGGCCTCAAGGGACGGTTATGGTTAAGAAAATAAAACTTGTTAAGGAGGTGTTATCTACATGATAATATTAGTAATAATTCCTGTCTTTCTTGTTGTAATTCTTGGTATTGGTACAATTTACTATGTTTTATCCGAAGAAAATGAAAAGAAATAAAGTTATAGTGTTTTTCATTATTCTGATATTTATACTCATTTATATTTTGATTGTAAAAGGAATTGTAAAAGAGTATAAAGATCAGATCAGGTATTATCAACAGAAACTGGAGTCTAAGATTATTTTTCCTCCGGACAGGTTTATTATAACAACATATAAACGAGCCGGAGAGAACAATTACCAGTACGTGTTGTCTTTGGATTATTCTTTTGACTCCATGGAAGAAGCTAAGGAAATGGAATATATTATTAAGAAAGCCATAGCTGAATGATGAGTAAAAGGGTTATTACTTTTTATGGCTGACGTTTTGAAAAAAGGTCATTACTTTGAGTGAGGGACGTTTTGAAAAAAGCGGTTTTTGTTGTATATTATTTTTTGGAATTAATTCTTGTTGTTCGCTTGGAATTTCATGGAAAAGCTGGAGGTTTTAATAGTATTTTATGAAACAGGATAATCTGGTTAATGATAATTTTTGGTGGCTTAACAGCAAAGGTGAGTATAAATTAGTGCCTGCTCAGTGTGGAGATTTGATTCCAGTACTTTTTATACTGACCAATGATCTTAAAAAATGGCACATAATAGAGAAAGATGAGGAACTGAAATATGTTAATTGGGCGGATGTTTTTGTCAATGCCTATTATATGATCGGACAAAGAAAATATAAATTAGCTTTTGATGATGATGGAAATCTGGTTGCTTATGCTTGTGATATCTTTAATTAATGTTCTTTCTTTTGTTTTTTATAATATATTTATTCTGATTTTTTGACTGATTCTATCTTGTTATATTATTATCTTTTTCTGTTTATTTATAAAAAAACTCGTCTTTTATTTTTTATGTTACCATGTTTTTTTTTCATGATTTCTTATCTTTTTTTCTTCATTTCATTTTATTTTTTTGTATATTATTCATATTTTAAATCCTGTCTTTTTTGGATCCTGTCAAAAAATAAAAATTTTGAAACTGTAATTGTTTTTTGCGCTGAAAAAGAGGATTGCATCTGAATTTTTTTCTAAAGTTGTGCCGCTGCGTTTCCGTATTTTTCAGAACTTGCGCTGCCATGGTGTGGGGGGCTCTTAGCTTGGGAGTTTCTTGGTTTTGTTTCACATAGCGAAATTGGAATATGCTTAGTATCATATAATGAAATAGAAATATTCTTGTTTCATTATATGTAATAAGCTGTTTCTCTATGTGAAAAGAAATTTTTCACTATATTTTTTGTCAAATAACAATAACCAGAGAAAAATATTTTTTTCTCCTATATATAGAATATAATATATTTTTCTGGAAAAGTATAGCATTTTTTAAATATAAGAATTTTTCTATATATAATTTTTCTTTTTTTTCTTCTGTTGTGTATGTGGAAAGAGAGAAAATATTTCAGAAAAGAGAAATAGATAAGAAAAGAGATAATATATTTCTGAAAAAGATAAAAAGGATATTGGCAATTTCTTCTATTGTATAGATATATGTAAACAAAAATTTTTATTTTTTTTGGAAAAGTACTTGACTATTTCTGTATCTATGTTATACTATTATATAGCCTATCGTATAATAGGCTAAAACAAATTATTTTTTAAGGAGTAAAAGATGGCTAGAAAGAAATTGGTAATTGAGTGTAAGGAGTTTAGAAATTGGGAACTGCTTGGCAAGCAGTTCAGGTCTGTCTCTTGGGAGAAGTTTGTTGACTTCTTAAAAAAAGAAGGAGAGAATGAAGTTTGGAATTATGAAACATTGAAATTGGCTTGTCAAGTAGGAAACTTAGCAAGAGAGATTGAGAATTATAAATGTAAGAAACAAGGTTTTCCTGCTATGGCTTCTGGATTCTTCGATTACAGAGTTGTTGATACAAAAAATGCCGTGTTATATTGGTCGGGATCGGGAACATTGCATATAGTGTCTGTTTCCAATAGGCCGTTCACTCTTTTAAGAGCTTTTCGCTATCCCACAAGAAATAGTAGATGTATACAATTCTTCCCGAGGCTTGAGAAAGAGGATACTTTGTATGATATAGGAAAAGCTTATTTTGAAGCTTTTCTTAGAGAAGAGGATCAGTATAGAGTGTTAACAGAAACTGTTTGCTTTTCTACATAAATAGTTTTTATCATTCCACATACGCGGGTGAGTTTTGGTAGTTCTCACTAAAAAAACTATCGCTAAAAGCTTGTAAGGATTATTCAGTTAATCCTTGCAAGCTTTTTTTGTATCTATTACAAAAAGAATAATATGTAAAAATAGCTTGCTGTTGGTAAGTTAGAAATAAAAATAATAAAACAACAAGGAGAAAGAATATGGAAAAAAAGAAATGTATTATTTGTGGGGAAGAAAAAGAAAATGTATGGTCAACAGATTCAGGTAATGTTTGTTCTAATTGCCTAGTGTATCGGCTAGATTTGGACGTTGATTCTGCTGGTAGATTTATAAAGTGTGAACTATGCAAAAGTATTGTCGTTTCTAAAAAGGATCATTTCTATAAAGAAATATCCGTATGCAAAAGAAGAGGTAGAAATATAACAATATCAAGTGAGAAAGTGGTTCTTTGCCAATCTTGTTATGAGAAAAAAACTGCAGAGTGTAGGCACTGCAAAAGAAGATTTTTCATAGATAGGGACTTGTTTGCTGTTGCAGGGGAAGATTGTTATATCTGTTTGCGCTGTTTCGATATACACAAATACTTCATTTGCATGATATGCAATGGGGTATATTCAAAGAGACACATGCAGGATATTGATAATAGAGTACAAAATGTATGCAAAGAGTGCTTTTCGGAAAACTACAAAAAATGTAGTCAATGTGGACGTTATTATGTGGAAGAGTATATGTATTACGTGAGCAACAGATACCAAACAGAAGAGAGGATCTTCTGTAACGATTGCTTTTCACGTCTCTGCTTCACATGTGAACATTGTAATCATAATTACATGATCGAGAACCGGATATTAACAGTGCGTGGGGCTCCAATATGCGCGTGCTGTTATGAAGAAGATTATTTCACGTGCGAAGGGTGCAACAATGTATACAGACGTGAAGAAGTAGCTGGCGATCACCAGAGTGGCAGTATCTTATGTGTCAATTGTTACGATGATCGCGTACAAGAGATACATGAATATTCATATTTCCCCCGAGTCGGCGTAATTTTCCACCAAACAAACAGTGAAAAAGAAAAAGAAAATCTTCTCTATCTCGGTGTAGAACTTGAAATAGATGACGGAGATAGAGAAGACGTAATAGGAGAGCTTCTCTATTATGCAGATGATGAAAAGTTTTTCTATATGAAACACGATGGCTCTCTCTCGGTTGATGGAATTGAGCTATGTTTCCAACCGCGTTCTTTGCAATCATGGTTTGAATGTAGAGAAAAAATAGAAATGTTATTCTCATATCTAACAGCATCAGGATACAGGTCTCATAATTCTTGGTGTGGTCTACATATTCACGTGAACCGTAACTTTTTCAGTACTGCTTCAAAAAGAAGAAATAGAGCTTATGTATATAGACTAATGTATATATTTGAACGGCACTGGAAAGACCTTGTCAAGTTTTCACGGAGAAGTGATGAAGCTATCTCTTCTTATTGCGGTAGATATCTCTATGATAGTGAGAGTGAGATAAAAAACAATACACATTATGAAACTGTAAAAAAATTATTGAGTGCAAGTAAGGGTAAATACTTTGCCGTGAATGATCTACATAGAGATACTGTTGAGTTTAGGCTGTGGAGAGGATCATTGAATGTAGAAACATTCTATGCGACGTTAGAGCTAACTTCTAATATTTGTGAAGTAGCAAAAAATTTAAAGACCAGTGAAATTTCTAGTCTGGAATTTTTGGACTTACTTCTTCTTCATTCTGAATACGAGGATCTAAAAAGCTATTGCAGAAGAAGAGATATATTTTTTCGTGAAAAGAATTACAATAAGAAAAGAAATAAGAAGAATAATAATAATAAACAAGGGGAGAAGAAATGACAAGAGAAGAAGAATTAGAAAAGGTTCTGGAAGAAGCAGAGTCTTGTCCATATTGTGGACAAGAAAACTGTATGGGAGTTCTTGAATATCCGGAGGATGCCGAGGGTGTCTGGCACGTCTGGTGGGGTCAAGGACGCGGTGGTGAGTTTTGCGATAAGCATTTACACATGCTTGCTCAGACAGGAGCTTATATTTATAGCTGCTGTTGGGAACGGTTTGAGGATTAGCCATGGCCGGTGTCTGCTCCGGTTCAACTCCGGAGCATGGCTATAGCTTGTGTATGCAAGCAGAAAATCTGATGACGGAGGGAAATAATGGACGAAGAACTATTGAACGAAGAATTATCTAAAATTAAATCGGGCAATTGCCCGTACTATGACCATGTTTGGAAGTCTTCCGGTTTGTCATGTTCGCCGTTCAGCGGTGGATGTAACTCGGGAGTAGACGAAAACGGCAACGTCTATTGTGATAGACTTATTGCCAAATCTCTCAACAACAAGGAGAAATATAAAAACAAAGTAGAAATTCAGCAAAAGTAGCCGTCTTGGTAGCTTAAGGCCCAAGTTCGATTCTTGGGCACGGCTATACGCTTGTGTACGCAAGCTAAATTTTTATGGATTAGGGAGAAAAAAACATGTGCATAATTGTAGCAAAAAAGAAAGGTATTGAATTGCCAAGTGAAAATGTATTAGAGAATTGTTTTGAAAACAATTTTCATGGTGCAGGAATTGCGATTGCTGTTGGAACGAACGTTCATGTTTTCAAGGGTCTGATGACGTGGGAAAGGTTCCGAAGAACGCTTAATCTCATAAAAAAGAAAATCAATTTGAAGGATCATGCTGTTGCAATGCACTTCCGGATTGCTACTCACGGAAGTGTTATCGAGCAGAACACTCAACCGTTTCCTGTCTCTGATGACATGGAATATCTTACGAAAGTGAGATATACGGCGAAAAATGTATTACTTCACAATGGTTTTTTCTCTTCTTTGTTCTCTTATATTAATTGCAAGGAATATGACGTCTCTGATACTTTATTATTCACAAAGAGTATAATATATCCGTTATCAGTGTTGGATCCTACTCTGGAGAGAAAAGAGACTGTAGAAATTATCAGATCAACAATAGGAAGCTCCAAGATTGCAATTCTTAAATACACTGGAGATTTTCTACTGTTTGGAGATTTTATAGAAGATGAAGGGATCTATTACAGTAACACGTCGTATATGGAAACTTTGAATTATTATGATGATAATTTCAAGCTTTATAAAAAGTATAATGAGAAGAAAAGTAGGAGAAGAAAATATAGAGATTATTACAGTAATAGTGTAACGAAAGATTATTATGATTATGATGATTGAATATTAAAATTAATTAACAAGGAGTAAAATATGGAGAAAACAAAGTTAAAAGTAAAAAAGAAATTATATGTGAATGTATCTTATCAGAGAAGAAGGTATAGAGTATATGTTACTGTATGTAGCAATAGTTATATAATTTCCAGCTACTCTATATCTTTTAGTAGAGAAAGACAAGTGAGAAGGTTTCTTGTTTCTCTTAGAAGAATACAAGAAGATAAAAGCAGAACAGCTAGGAATATAGCTTGCTGTTAGCAAGTTAGAAATAAAAATAATAATAAGGGGAAGCATTATGGACAGAATTAGTGAAATAGTTTTTGATGAAGCAAAGGGAAGTTTTCAGAGAGTAGTAGCAAAGAAATTGATATCTTTCGGCGTTATTGAAAATCCTTTGCGGACAATGATTGGGGGAAAGAACAAATGGTTTAATAGTTACATGAGAAGTTTCTGCTCTTTCCTTGATCGCTTGAATTATCAGCTAAAACCACTAGCCCGTGTTTGGTGGAAACCGGGCAAGTGGGGAGGTCTCTGGAGCGCAAAGTTCGCTCTTGTAAGAGAGACAGAAATTGAAATCATTGAGTGTTTAAAAAACCATGGCTGGAAACCTTGGAGATAAGAAAATGACAATGGAAGAAGGTAAAAAATGATTAGTGATTATGAATTGTTAATCTTAATAGAAGAAGAAATGGAAATTGTCAAGGAATATCTTATTTCTGCAGTGGAGTATCGAGAAAGAGAAAAGATATATGTTTTTAACAATATCCTTGATAAATTGAAAATTGAGAAAAAGAGAATAGGAGAAAGATTATATATGTAGAAGAAAAATAAAAAGATAGAAAGGTCTATCGGGAAACTATCCTGATAGACCTTTTTTTATGCTTATTATATATACATATTGTGAAAAGAATATAAAGATAGTAGTTGATCAGAGAAAAAGTAATGTATATTTTACGTTTTTTATATTGATATTTTTATTTATTATTTGTTGAAAATAATTGTAATGGAGGACTATTATTACTATTTATTATTGCATATATAGATTATTTACTATATAGGATAAATGTAATATATGTAAGAAATAAGGTATGAATGTTTGCTTGTGTTTGTGTAGTAGAAATGTATATGTTTATGTGTTGTTGTAGTAATATGTATATGCTAGTGTGTAAGGTAATGTGTATTGGGTAGTGTATGGAAGGGAAAAACAGATACTTAATCCCTATTAACCTGATCAAAATAGTCAACATTCAATATCTTTAAAATAGTAAAAAAATAATAAATGTAAAAACAAACAAAAGCCAGATTAAACATACCAGAGATAGCCCAAGAAAACTATTTAATTTATGCTTTCAAAGAAAAGATCAGGATAGTGTTTATACTTTTATTTATTTATATGTATGAGAAAACAAGGAGAAGAGAATATGTAGAACAAGTTATTATCAGAATTGTTGTGTATTGTATGTTGTATATCTTGTATCGTTATATGTTTGTTGCGTAGGATGGTGGAAATAGAGAGAATGGAGATAATAGGGGTAACGGGTGTCGAAGGTATATCTGGCTTGCTGGAATGGGGGTGGCGAGTCCGCTTTCGCTTACATATTATATTTTTAAGTTCCTATTGCGCTCTTTACAATACAATACATTATGTTATTCCCTCTACAATACAATACAATATATCATTCCCTCTACAATACAATGTCTCACATTATACCCTCTACAATACAATTTATCCTCTCTACAACATATCACATCACAACATATTATACTTCTTACATTACATCAATTGATCTTTTAAGTTTTTATTATATTCCTCCTATATTATTACATATTTCCTGCATCATTATCCTTTTCTTTTTTTCATATTATACGTTATTATATTCATATTATATTACTGTCTATATTTTTCTTACCCCCTACCCCTTCTTTTCTAAGGAAATATTATTTTCATTATACAAGCTTGAAAAATATTTCTAGAAAAAATTATTTCGGAATAAGGGCCTTTATATGGAGACAATAAATTATGTATCTTTTCCATTTCTTGTTTTAAATAATGATTGGTTTCTGAATAAGAAAATAAATTTTTTTAAAAAAAGTTCTCATTTTTATTGACGGCTATTGTTTGATGTAGTATACTCTAGACACGAGAGAAATAATGGGGAGGGAGTAAAATTGCTTTTTCTCGAAGAGATTAATTATTATTGTTTTGGTATTGTTTATTTTTGTTTTTATTGAGGGGGTGTTAGTATGGAAGAATTGATAAGAGGAATAAGGAAATTACCTACGGATTATGATAAGATCCTTTTTCTGATTTCGGAAGTTTTGGATCTTGATTATAAGTATGTGCATTGTAAAAAAGGACAGAAAGGTATAAGGATAAAGACGGGAACGGGAGAATACAGAACTTTTAATTTTTCCATGCATTGTGGTTCCCTTCTGGAGATAAAGGATGAAAAGAGAACATAGATTACTTTATAAGAAATTGATACAGAAACTGGGAGAAATGCATCAGATAGAGAAATGTGTGGAAGAACTGAATGAGTTGTGTATTGTTCTCGATTCTGATGAGATAGACAGTTTTGCTTTGATAGATGAAGTTGCTGATGTAGAGATTACAATGGAGCAGCTGAAAGTTATTTTTCCTTATCTTGGTAAAGAAGTAAGAGAGCGGAAAAAGTTTAAGATAGAGAGGCTTAAAAGAGAAGTTCTGGGACTTCTGAGTGATAAGTAGGAAGCAAAACTGTAGCTCAGTTTTTGGTGAAGAGCAATTATTTGATAAGCGATGGGTTGTTGGTTCAAACCCAGCTTGATATATATCAGGAAAATTTTTTTTAAAAAAATATAAAATTTTTCTTGACTTATTGCTTGTTTGTGTTTATAATGAATATAGAGGGTCGGAGTTTGAGGGTTATCCTGCTAAGATAAACCCCTCCAACACAGTTTACCCTCTCTAATAATAATCAGGGGAGCATGTTTATGGAAAAAGAAATCGTTCAGTATGTAAGAGAAGGGCGAAAACCCATAGGTGTGGTTGTTGCCATGGTCTCTGAGGAAGGGTACAGGATAGGATGGAGTCTTTGCCATCCGGAGGATATGTGGGACAGGGAATACGGGAGATTTGTGGCAGAGAAAAGGGCTGAGAGCAAAAAAAGTATGGATTCCCTCATAAATTGTATAACTCGATGTAAAGCTAAAAAACCTCATATTGTGAAAGTTTTTCCTGTCTATTTCAGGGTAAAAAGACGGATGGAAAAGCTGTTGGAAAAACCGATTGGGGAAACAACGTCGGGTGATAATATCCTGAAGTTCGTAAAAAGAAGTTGAATTTGTTGATAAGAGTAAAGGAAGAAGAAAATGAAGAAGAAGAAAAATGACGTGGTAAAAGTTTGGGAGAACGGAAAGAAGGATGAGATCGTTGATCTCAGGTGGTTTCTGCAGCAGAGGGAAAATCATCCATATAGAATAATAAAAAGAAGGTCTGATGCTGTAGAAAGGTATCTCAGAAATCATACTGAGGAAGATGGCTTTTATATCCATCCGACTCAATATGAATGGGATGGATATGTATGGTTATTGGAAAAATTATAGGAGAGAAAGATGATATTCGTGATAAAAAGTTATTATTATGAGGATTGGATGGGGAAATCGTTCAGGATTGGTGCCGATGAAGTTCTGGCAGACTTAGGCATATGTCCAAGTTCACCATATTATGAGAGAGAAATGGCTATTCCGAATGCTTATGTGGCCACTCTTGATGACATCTTGGCCTCAATTGATTGCTGGACGGAAGATTGGTTACCACACCTGGACAGTGAGAAACTTGTTGCAATGCTGGAAGCTGAAAAAATAAAAAAGGAAAGAGAAAGAATAAAGAAACAGCAAAAGTAGCCGTCTTGGCGGCTCAAGCTCAGGTTCAACTTCCGGGCACAGTTATAGCTTGCTGTATGCAAGCAGAGAAAAAATATGACAAAGAGAGAGAAAATGATAACGCTTAATGAAATTGTAAAAAAATCAGCGAGGGGGTCGTGGCAACGACATTGGGGAGAGGAGATAGTTTTTACTACTGCTCCAGTCCAGCCGTTCATAAATTTAAGGTGGATTTCTCGGTATCGTGAATCCTGGAAGAATTTTTGCAAGCGTTTGAATGAAAATCTCCCCTCATATTATAATATTTATTTTTTATCTGGCAAACGGGGAGGATGGTATTCAAGCAAATGGATGATTCTTCATGCTGATGAAGATGAAGTTGAAATTTCTAATACTGAGACAGGATTCTTGGAAGAAGAAATTTGGAGAAAAGTAAGTTAATTAAAAGAGAAGGTTGGAATTAGTTGCCCTGGTGGCTAACCCAGATTCGATTGCCGGACATGGTTGTAAGCTTACGTTGTAAGCAGAATATATTACAAAAGGGAGAAATGAAGAAAATGAAATATTCTTTTCCAATTCGTCCCAGCTTCTCTTGGAATGGAGTAAAGAAAAAGGGATCTCCAGCTCCGTGCTCTTTGTCTTTAACGATCAATACGAACGGAAGGCGTAGATTTTCTTCTGTAAATGATCTTAGAAAAGCTTTGCGGGGGCAGAGTTTCCCGAAATGGATCATCCTTGCCGATGACCCATGGTGTAGAGTTGAAGTCGAGGTTAAAAATCTCAATTATGGTCAACTTTGGTTTTTGGGTGAGGTTGGTGCTACTCTGTCTCCAGCTGAAGAGGCTATCTTTCTTATTCTCGATCAAATTGATCAAGAGAATCTCCTCGATGGCTTTCTAGGATACTATGAGTTAGAACCAATCAGGCCCATCGGGTTTGATGTTGGACGTTCTGGGGAGATTGAACCGAGAGTTTATTTTAAATTTGATAGATAGAAAATGGAGAGTAACAAGATGGAAAAAAAAGATCAAATTTTTATTTATCACGACTTAAAGCCGATGATAAAATATTTGAAGGTGGCTGCCGGGAAAGGCACTCGGGTGCCGTTTTTCGGGCACATTCTCTCAACAGGATGTTCTCTTGTGAGTACCGACTTTAAGAGAATGCATATTGTTGAGAATACAGATGAGGATATAATTTTGCCCGAAGGAGTTTATTATATTGATCTAAAAAACAAATATCTGGTTCGATCTGATGATATTAATTTCCCAGATCACAAGCGGGTGCTGCAGAAATATAAATTACAAACCCAATATTTGGTTCGGCATCCTGTAAGCTCAATACCTGTTATTTATACGGACATAATCATTAAAATGTCCAAAAACTGGAATACAAAAGAAACTTGGACTATTGAATATGATCATCTACGCGACTACTTAAGAAATATTCCATCTGGGTACTTTTTAGAAGCACAAATTCCTGCAGAGCCTTTCAATCCTTTGATTCTATTATCATCACAGCAGTATAGTAAATTCCGGTATATGGCATTTATAATGCCTGTTCTTTTTAATTATTATGAATAGACGATATTATACTGTTGTAAACAGAATGCAATATTATGACCAGTTAAAAAATATTAACAAAAATGCTTGAGAATAAGGAGTAAATAGATGAAAGACAAAATTATTAAAAGAATTATCAGAAAAAAGATAATAGATTGGGTAAAAAGTATAGAGGATGAAAAGTTAAGAGAAGATATATGCCAGGATTGCATTGTTACTGGAGGGGCTATAGTCTCCCTAATGTTGAATGAAAAACCGAAAGACTACGATGTTTATTTTAAAACTAGAGAAACAGTTAAAAAAGTAGCGAAGTATTATATAAAGAAATTCAATGAAAAAAAGAAGGGTAGTTTAGCATTTCTTGAAGAAAGAGAAGAGGGTAAGAGATTATATATACTAGTAGAGGATGAAGTCGTAGAAAATATTGTAGAAAGAGCTGATGACATTCCGGAGGAAATTGTAGAAGATATTGTAGAAAGAGCTGATGACATTCCAGAGGAAGAGCTAGAGGGGGGTGTAAAAGAAGAAAATGAAAAATATGTACCTGTTTTTCTTTCGCCCAACGCTATTACGTTATCTAATGGAATACAAGTAGTGATACGTTTTTATGGTACTCCAAGAGAAATACATAAAACTTTCGATTTCGTACACTGTACAGCCTGGTATCGTTATAGAGATAACAAACTCAGTTACACTAAGAAATGTATTCGTTCTATTTTAAACAAGGAACTTATTTATATAGGAAGTCAATATCCTATTTGTTCTGTTATGAGAACGAGAAAATTTATAAAAAGAGGGTGGAA